ATATATTTATATATAAATAAGAAAGTTCTTCTTATCTATACCCGCCCACCACCCAAATTATAACAACTTTGAAAAGAAAAGTCAACCTACAATGACACAAAAATAAAAAAAATTTTAAAACTTTACAAAAATGTCATCATATGTTGATATTAAATATGATATGTGTTATAATATAAATATAATAAGAAGAAAGAGAATATCCTCTTTCTTTAGGAATTTATATAACTTCTAAGGAACTACATTATTATGAGCAAACACTTACACCTAATTGTAGAAGACAATGTAATTTTTAATTGTGCGGAGACAATAACCAAAAAACTTAATGAAAAATACAACACTAATTATTCTGTAATCGATTTTTACGAAAACAAATTCCAAACGGTCTGTGGTCAAGATCATGATTTCGAAATCATTAATTGTATCAAAAGTTTGAATGTACCTGATTTGTGGATTCGAGAAGGCGCGGAAGATTTTCTTGATACCATCACAGAACTTGCGGAGAATTGCAAGCTCACTATCGAGATTGAAAGTTATGCTGAAGCTTATAGAACGGAAACAATGGAAGATGTAGAAAAAATTCGTCTTTTTGGAGACTCGGTTATATATATAGGCAGCGATTACCGTATGTGCGCTAATTATTTAGCTGATATGGTCGTATTATTTACTGGCGATGTTGAACATCAGCGTAACCGTGTTGAAGGTAATGAGGAAGATTTTTATATCATACATAACTTTCAAGACTTGGAAGCATTGGTGAAGTTTTGTGCCGATTATCCTGAACTTGTAGGGAAACCTTCGTCGATTATCGAGGAATAAGATGAAAACATTATTTTGTGTACTTGGCAGAAGTGGCGCCGGGAAAGATACGGTCGTTGATCGTGTGTGTCAACTGACAGGAATGAAGAAAGTGTGTTCTTATACCACACGTCCTAAGAGAATTAATGAAGGTGACACCCACATTTTTGTGCAACCTGAGGATGTGGGTAAATATAAAGATGATATTATTGCACAGACTGTAATTGGAGATGTGGAATATTTTGCTACAGTTACGCAAGTGTTAAATAGTGATTTTTATATAATCGATCCTAAAGGACTTGGAGATTTGTGGAAGTATTGGAACTTTGAAAAGCATCCATTAAAAATTGTGGCTGTTTTGATTTCTGTACCTGCGGATGTACAACGTGGATTTTTGATGAAACGGGGCGATGATGTTGAAATTGTCCAGCAGAGAATGGCTGCGGAAGACGCGCAGTTCTGTGAGTTCGAGAAGGAATATAAAAATAAATACGTTTTGACAAATTTAGATTTGACACACACGGTGAATGATTTGCTAGATATTATTAAACGCGAAAAAGAGGAAGATTAAGAGTGCCTAATTTACAAAACCTATATCAAGTTTTTAAACTTAAATCTAGTTTTATTGTAGAGAACAACTTAAATATAGTTAATTATTCAAAATCTAAGGCAGCTCGCGATGGGGCGCTGGTATCAATTGGTGATAATCTGGTTTTTCAACAAATCAGAAAATATTATAATGATACCAGAAGTCATCGAGAGATTTTTAACGATGTCCAACAATTTCGTCGCGCTATAAGAGCAGCGAAGAGAGAGGGACGAACCAAGGAAGCTGGTATTCTTAATCGGTTTTTGACAGATGCATTGTTTGTTAAAGATATTGTTAACGTTGAAGTCGTGACCAAGAAAGAATATAAAGAATTAGCCAAGAATGGTTTTGACGTTAACGGTATTCATTATGTGAGGTTTTGTTGTGGTTCGGGACAAATGAGACGCAACACTATTACCTTTATTAACGAAGCTCTTTATGACACCTTGTACAAAAACCTGATGTGCGGGTTGGACACCAAGATTTCAGAAATGAATTTGGCGAAATATCATGCGTATTTTGCGTTGGCGTTTTCGAGCGTTATGTGGGTGCGAACTCCGAGGGTATGCGTAGTTAAAGATTTCTTTAATGTGGTGAAGGATCAATCGGTTGATTGGATTTGCCCCAATCCCGAGACTGGAAAAAAACAGATTAAAGAAAGAATAATGGATATCGAGTTAAACTGCGCTGATGGACAGGGATTGATAGATCCTAAGTTTGCGGCGCTGTGGGCAGAAGATATGAATTTATCATACACGCCGTCGTCGTTCGTTGTCCGTAGCGTTTTTGTGAAGGGGTGCTTGGTTCCGTTTGATTTTCGAGAGTTTGGAGCTGCACACGGTATTGACTCAATTCGTGACCGGTGGGGAATCTCACACAGGTTGGAGGATATTGATGTTATATTGAGCGAATCTCAATTCAAGATGTATAAATATTATGTATCTTGGTATGAATATCAAAAGTATGTAGATGCGGCTGGTATTCAGTGGGGAGTTGCGAGATATAATAAAAAGTACGATGACGAATATGTGCTGGCCAATTATCAATATCTGCAGGTGTTGGATATTAATAAGGATGATATTCTGGAATTGATTCAACCGACAATTGATTGGATTAAAAAGATTTGCTCAGGTGACCAATTGTATACAATGTTGTATATGTTGGGTTGCAAGGGTGAACAGGTCAGTTTTAAAGAGCTGTATAATGGAGCGCAAAGCACGGCGTTGAGGGCTATTATTAAAAACCCGATAATGTTGGAAGACGCTCATGTGCAGAAGAAAATATATCGCAATATTGCTGAGACGATAAATAAGGCGAAGATTGGTAAGATATGGGTGAGAGGAAATTATAGTTTTATGATTTCTGATCCAGTGGCACAGTGTCAATCGGCGCTTGGGTTGGAACCGGTGGGGTTACTTGGGCCTGACCAAGTGTATTCAAATTTCTGGAGGCAGCGAAGTGTGGGTTGTGTTGACCTGTGCCGCAGCCCGATGATTGACTCGCACGAACACAACCCTTGTAAAGTAGTATCGTCCGAAGATATGGACTATTGGTATCAATATATTAAGAGTGGAATCATTTACAGTATATATGATACTTCAACATTACGACACTCCGATAGTGACTTAACGTATACAAGGTCCGTCGGTTGGTGACAATCGAATGATAACTCAGTGAACTTGGAAATCCAAGGTGTAGGACAAAATCCTGCTAACGGTGAACCTGTGTAGGGAACACCGTGCTAAGCCTCTAATCAGGAAAGTGTAACGATTATCGAACGCGTATCAAACAAGAAATATGTTTGAGAGTAAGCAAGTAGAGTAGGGTGTTGGTGAAATTCCAACATTCAAAGCGCTGAGCAGCTCACTACGGTAACAGGAAATGAGTTGATGAGATAATCTACTCCCCTAAGAAATATCGGGAAACCGAGGGTGTAAAGGTTGACGGAGATGTAGTAATGTCCACGGACAATAAAATCTTTATCAAGGGTGCGCAAAAATGGCACAATGTCATCACATATGAGAAAGGTGCGGTGCCGGTTCAGAAAATTTGTTTAAAGAATTCAATCGCGACTGATATTCGCGGATTGGGAACTGGGGTTGGAGGTTTTTCTAACTGCGCAACAATAATGCACGCAATGAAGGGAATTTTCCAAAAAGACACCCAAAAAGAACAAAGAGACGAACTCACTTTGCGTATTAAATTACTGCGAGAAATTGTTGGTCAAGAAATTGATAGAATTAAAGGAACAGCCGCGCCGGAGCTACCGAAAGAGTGGAAGAAATTCATCCGAATTAATGATGATGACACTGATGCGGTTAAGGCTGATAAATATAAAAGAAATTCGATGGTTATTTCTAAAAAACCCTATTTCTTTAGATATTTATATCCAGAGCTAAACCAACAGTTCAAGCAATACGAAAACAGTTACAATATGGCGTCCAAAAATATGTTTGGTATTAAATTTAAAAAACTTTTAACCAAACCCAATAAGTCAGAAGACGAGATGAATTTGGTACGCCGTTATCAAAAGTATTCGCCGCTAATCACCGCACCGTGCATAATGAATATATTGTGTAAGGAATTTGAAAATGTTGATTTTGATATTAATTTCAATAAAAACGCGGTAAGTATGTTGCCCACTTTTGAGGATTGTTTTGAATTTGATCAAGAACGGTTTGCTATTGTTAAAGATTTGTATCGCAAATATACAGCGCGTAAACAAGTAAAAACCTTGGAGAGCATTGTTGATAATATTGATTTACCAAATCGTGACGAATATGATGAAATTAGATTCGGGGCAATGACATTTATCAGAACGGAAATTCAAGAGGCGATTGAGTCTGCATCGTTTAGTGGCAAAGAATTGCTTTACTACTGCCATTGTTTATCAAAAGAATACAAACAGTTTAATTGGGATTTTGCTTGGGACATTTTAGACGAAAGCGTGTTGGATTTAATCCCTCGTGGAATTGTTCAAATTCCCGTGAAAAATGAAGTTGGATTTGAATACCTTGGTAATCGATACACTTTACAAGTAATTCACGAAGATCGCGTCAGCGAGTTGTGTGATGATGACGATTGGAACCAAGCGGCGTGGGAAGAAATTTTGGGGCAAGATTTAGATTTTGACTTCGATGCTGATAACTTATTTGGAGGCGATTGCGACTATGACAATTGAAGAACAAATTTGTAACAAATCGATCGAGAAAGGCAGCAGCGTTGTAAAAATCATTAATTCGTTAAGAGCCGAAGGCATGACCGACGGCTCTATACGAGAATTCCTACTCGAATGCGAACGCGGGTTTGAATTAAATAACCAATGTTTTGAACAAATTGTGGACTGTTTATTACAAGCCCCTCTTGATACCAAAAATACATTAACAACCTTCGTGGTTTACGAGGACGAATGGAACTTTTTATTAAATATTAGTAATGAGGAAGTTCGAGCCTTGTTTGGAGTGTTAATATACGTGGCTAAAACAAATTGGCACGACTCAGGGTGGATCAAATACGACGAGCCACAAATTATGCAATTGTTGGGGATGAAGGATCATAAGAAGTTTTTAGAATTGGTGCATCAGGCCGTGAAGCTTAAATTAGAATTTAGAGTGGTTGGTAGTAAAAATCCGATCTTATGTTTTAAACTCCCGGTGTTCGTGCGAGAAAACGAAGATGAGCTGTTCGCTCTTGATTATTCTTTACAAGAATTCTTAGCTGTACTGCGCACACCGGTGGCGAAAAGGAGTTAATCTATGTTAATTTTGGACTGGAATAAAAATTCAGAAGCGGTGTTAAAACAAGGGTATTATAACACACGGCGTAGTATTAACACCGAACAAACACACCTTTGCCAATATTGGCAAGAACAAGGGGTAACTAAAGAGACCGCCTATAAGATTTGGGTGGAACTAGAGTCACCACAAGTTGTGGGGTGTTTTAGTGAAGAAGAAACTCGTGAGTATTTTGACAAGTTTTGGGAGAAGGCGTTACATTACGGCTTTAATAGAAAATATATTTATGGGCTAACAGCAAAAGAATATAATTTTATTGAAGGTTTAGATGTAGACAAAGAATACAAAGAGTTTTTGCGAATTTTAGTTGAGTGCCAACGCTCTTTTGGACGAGCAGATGGATTTTTTTGTAGCCAGGAAGTTTGGGAAGGGTTGATTAAAGGTACCCGCCGCCAGCGCCGCCCATATAGAGTTGCCCAAATGGACAAGTGGAATGCCCAATACAACTTATATACTATGCACCAGAAAGCCTATTTCAGAGACGGGAAACCTGTTTACGGGAACGTAATCGAATTAAATTTTTTTGATAATAAAGGGACGGTTAAGACAGATTTCCAATTTAGCGAATATAGTGGTACTTGTAGGTCGTGTGGTAAGAGGTTTATCGTGGGGAAAAAGAAATATAAGGATTTATGCCCTGATTGTTATAAAACCGAATTAACACAGCGCAAAAACGAGTTAAAACGGCGTTCTCGACAGGCCAAAAAAACCTGATTTAGGGTAGATGTCGAAAGGTACGGTGTTCTAATATTCTATGGAAAGAGTAAAATAATAACTTTAAAATAGGTTTTTTACTCTTTATAAGAGTGTTGGGATGTCACTAAAATTTGACAAACAATCGAGATTGTGATAGTATTCAACTATCTAGCAGCACAAGGAGAAATACATGACTCAAACCGACTTTTTAGAGTTCCTCAAAAAGTTTAATGAAGAAAACTTAACTGAGGACGATTTATTTGAAATAGGGGTAACCCACAAAGAGTTACCATTAGGAGTAAAAAACTGGAGTGCCCTGAATGAGATGTTGGGGATGCCTTTTACGACAGGTGAAAATTATCGTTGTTGGGTAAAGCAAAAACTTGCACGCTCCGGCGAATTACCTAGAAACTCAAAATTATTATCCAACAAAATAGTTGAAGAATTGTCCACCCAAGAAATGGAAGATGAAATCCAAGGACAAATTCAAGATTTATATAAGCAACAAGTTAAAACACGCGATTCTTTAAACGCTTATCGAAGAATGATGAGAGAAGAAGCGCGTTTGGATGATTTTAAAGCTTTGATGAAAGAGTTGGTTGTGGATATTACCAAACTTCCCAAAGTTGTGTATCATCCTGTTGGCAATACTTACACAGAAGCGGTTTTAATGTTGTCGGACTTACATATTGGGGTAGAGATTGATAATTATTATAATAAATACAATCTCACCATCGCTCGTAAAAGAGTGAATAAACTAATCCAAGATGTAATTAGATATTGTGTAAACAACAATGTCCAAAGATTAAATATTTTAGGACTTGGCGATTATTGCCAAGGGCATATTCACACAAGTGCAAGATTGGAGCAACAAATCGACGTTGTTGAACAAATCATGGTTGCATCCGAGATTATTGCAGACACGCTCAATCAACTACAGGCTGCTGCACCAGATGTGAGATATTATTCTGTTACCGATAATCATTCACGAATGACACCTTCTCTTAAAGAAAGTATTGAGGCTGAAAATTATGGCAAGCTTATTACTTTCTATCTAAAAGAAAGGTTGAGAGATACTAACATTACTTTTGAGGAAAATGTTCTCGATCAGGAAATTGGTATGATTAATTTCCAAAACGGGAAGACCGGTGTATTTGTTCATGGGCACCATGATAATATCACAACGCTTTTCCAAAATATGACTGCTTACACTGGGATAGTGGTAGATTACGCTTTTGTCGGCCACTATCATTGTGAAAAACTTAAAACGTTCAACAATTTCAAAGTTTATGTAAATGGTAGTATTGTTGGCGTAGATCAATATGCGTTTAGCAAACGCCTGTTTGGTAAACCAAGCCAAACCCTGTTAATCTTTGATGGTGACAACGTGTTGCATCATAGTATTAACTTAGATATTCAAGAGTAGTTCAAGGATATACTGTTCAAAGAGCCTCCGCTGTTGCGGGGGCTTTTTTGAGTGGTTGTGTGTAGATCACAAGGAGGGCTTATGGCCACTGAAAGGAAGATTTTATCAGCTTTTGGCACAATAGCCCAAAAGTTATATTGTGTAGGATGCAAGACCAGTTTGGACCCCGAAGAGTTTTGGGGCAGTAATGGGACAATATCTGCACTTCGAACTGTGAAAGATAAAGAGCACAAATCTTTATTATGTAAAGAATGTACTCGTGCATTATATAATAAAATATTAGCAGAATGTGAAAATGACCATCTTGAGGCACTTTTCCAACTCTGCGCAATTAATGACTGGTATTATGATGATTTACTTGCATCAAGTGTGGCAACATCATTGGATGCGACTGAAATAATGCCAGACAGATATCTAGAGATTATTTTTACAAACGAAGAATATTGTAATAAATCTTTTTGCAAACAGTTAAGCCGGTCAGTATTTATTAAGATGGCTAGTTTCAAAGAGGGTGAAGACGAGCTTACGGAAGACGACAAACAAAATTGTAACGATATTAAAAAAAGTTTTGGCTACGATCCGTTTGAATCCAAACCTATATCGCAACGCTCAATGTTGTATCGTTCGCTCAGCCAGATGATTGATCCGACTTTAAATAACGACCTAGTGCGTCAAAGAGCGGCAATTGAAATAGTTACTAACTATGAGGAAATTGACCGATTGGATTTGGCGATTGCAAAACTTTCTTTGACACCTGACGACATTGTAAAAAACGCGAAAGATTTAGAAACGTTGCGTAAGATGAAATCAGATGTTAACAAAAACATATCAATGTTGTGTAAAGACCACGGATTATCTGCAAAGTACGCTAACTCAAAGAGTAGAGGCGCTGGTACGTTATCAGGCATTATGCGTGACATGGAAGATAATGACTATGATGAAGGTGTGGTTAATCTGTATGACATAGAGACCAGCACAAGTATACAGCAATGTTCTGATATTAGTGCCAAGTCTATTTCTACACAACTAAAGTTATCCGACTCTGATTATGCCGAAATGGTTGAAGAACAAGCAATCGTAGTTCGCCAAGAAATTGCCGCTCGTAAAAAAGCGGAAGAAGCATTGAGAGTGTGTAAAGAATATTTACGCAGACAAGAATTAATCGTTGATCTCGTTCAAGAATATAAGCGAAAAGGACTGTCTACTGTAGAGATTGAAGAATTGATAACTCCTGAATTAAAAGGGGGTAAGTTATGATTTCTGTTTATCATAATCTCATCGATAATGAGGTAAATATTCGTAAACAAGAGATTTTTGAGCGATACAATCGTTTGATCCAATGGGGACGTAAGCACCCTACTAGATTTATTGAAAAAGTTTTTAAAATAGATTTGCTTGATTATCAAAAGTGGATAATTTTAAACACGTGGACTGCTGAAAAAGCAGTGTGGGTATGTTCTCGAAACGCGGGTAAAACGTTTATGGGGGCGATTTATCTAATGACGAGGGCTTTATTGTTCCCCAAATTAGAAATTAAAATTATGAACGTATCGGGCAAACAATCTTTTGAGACCTTTGCTAAGATGGAAAACATCGCTAAAAAAAACATCCCCTCATTGATAGGGGCGAGCGATGTCTTTTTTGACGAATTAGTAAAAAGTAATGCTAATACTGATGGATTTGCTCATGACCAAAAAGGACATACTTGTGAATTATACAATGGTTCTAAAATTAAAGCAATCATTGGTAAACCAACGACGGTTGTCGGCGAACGTTCTCATGTGAACTTTTACGACGAGGCAGGCAAAATCCCAAAAGAGTTTTATGCACTAACCGAACCTTTTACAACACAAAATACGGACTTTAAAACGGGCGGAAATTTTGACGCTTCGGTTTATCCCAAGGATATTCCCACCCAATGTATTTATGCGTCATCAGCCGAAGATGTCGACAGTCATTTGTGGGAAGTGTATAAAATGTGCGCAAAAAAAATGATGATGGGCGTTCCTGGGTATTTTTGTGCTGATATCAACTGTGATATTCCTCTTGCTCCAAAAATTAATGGTAAGGCGATGCGTCCACTTCTTAAACAGAGTGAAATTGACGATGCCTTAAAAACCAATGAGGCACGCGCTATGCGCGAATATTACAATATATTTGATAATACAGGGGGCACCGATGCCCTTGTTAAGCGTCAGGACATTCTACGGAACGAACGAGATTATCTCCCTATATTTAAATCTGAAGGTCCAGAACATCATTATGGCTTATTCTACGACCCCGCTCTTCAACAAGATAATAGCTTTGTGCTTATTGTAGAATATTGGAAAGACAAAAAGCGCGGTTGGATGGGCAAAATTGTCAATGGTATTAACTTGATTGAAAAACTACCGAATGGCGATAAAAAACCTTTGCGTTCTCCTGAACAATTAGAGTGGATTCGTAAGCTAATTGTTGCTTATAATGGCAAAGCGCCTGAATATGAAAACGTGATGTTTTATGTTGATGCTGGTTCTGGTGGTGGTGGTCGTAGTTATGCAGACAATCTAATGCTTCCGTGGACAGATCGCGACGGTATTGAACACGCAGGAATTATTGATTTAACTGACGATACTGCAAAAGAGCAGGCTGAAAAGTTCAGACAGTCAAAAGACATTTGTCGTATTATCGAACCGCGCAAATGGCGCACGACAATGTTTGGCGAATGTGCAGAAATGATCATAAATGATTATTTGATATTCCCGATGCCTGTGCCTAAACGTGGGGTTTGGGAAAAAGATGGGGAAAAACTTGAACTTTCAAAAGAGGAATTGAGAGCATTGCTTGAAATTGATCTGATGAAAGAAGAGCTTGTAGCAATTGTGAAAACGAAGACACCGAGTGGCGATATAAAATATGGATTGCCACCCGATAAATCTCGTAGAATGCACGACGATAGATGCTACACTTGTGTGTTGGCAGCTCACCACTTAGCACAATTGCGTAGAGAAGAAATTTTAGGTTCGGCTGAACCAACTACAAATATGGATGTTTTGTTTAGCAATCGAATTGCTCAAGAATTCAAGCAAAGACAAAGCACCAATCCGTTTAGTGGATTCACTAATCCATTTGGGCGGAGAAGATAGAAGCAAAAGGAGGCAGAAGGATGATCTGTAAAATAATTTTCGATCATACTGGGATTGACATAGAAAATCTCTTAGAGAAAATTGGGAAAATGGGCTCTTTTATGCTAATAAAAGGAGTAATTTATTTCCAAACGCTGGGAGAGTGTTCTAAACAAAAATTAAAATCTGCTATTAAACGCAGTGGCGTGTCTGATTGCGTAATTCTTGAGATTACAGAAGACAGCCTTTGTAATGAGGGCGGATATGTTGCTGATTGGGCGCGTGAGTATTTTACTAATCTTGCAACCAAACGGGCGATAGACGAATTAAATAGCGAGAAATATCGGAAGAAGATGGAAATCGAGGCACTTAAACTTGAGTTAGCCCAAGCCTTGGCTTCCGGCCAATTAATCGCAGTACCGAAACATCAAAAGGAGGATTGCACCAATGGGTGAAGCCAATAAGACCACAAACAAAGGTGGCCGTCCAAAGAAACAAATTCCCATTACAGAACAAGAACAACCGCAAGACTCCAAGTTGTTGATGACGACAGGAGAAGCTGGGAACGGAGTTAAAGATGTGTTGCAAGGATGCACGGATTTCTTTAATCGGTTTTTAGGAGATGTTGATTCCAACAGTGTTCTTGGTCAAGGTATTTATAATTTAAATCAATATAATCCATTTTTACAAAATACGCGATTGAAGATGTTGGCGGGGCTGCCAATTGAGATGAGCAAAGATGGTATTATCAATGCGTTAAAAAATCCTCAATTCCACGAGGAAGATATTCGTGGGGCAGCGGCTTCATTGTCGTCAAGTCAGTATTTGTATTATAAAATACTTCGTCAAGCGGGTGATATCCCTCTAATGAAGTATGTTAAATATCCGCCTTTTTTAGAAGCATCTGAATATAAAACGGAAAAATTCAAAAAAGATGACGACTTTGTGGACGAGTGGCTCGAAAAATTCGATATAGTGAACACTTTTAAACGCATTGCGATTGAAGTGAAACGCGAAGGTAAGCCGAGTTATTTGTTGCGTAGTCATGTGACAAAAAAAGGTGGTAAAAAGATTGTAGATTATGCGGCGTTGCAAAAACTCCCGCCACAATTTGTCAAACTTACGGCAATTGGGGAACATGGTTTTGTAGCAAGTTTTAATTTAATGGTCTTTATGAATCCAGCATTTGTTCCTGATCAATACCCTGCTTTTATTCAAAGAGTATGGAGTGATATGATCAATAATAAAATTGCAATCTTCGATCCTAAGAAAAAGTCATACAGATTGGATGTTGCAAAAGCGGCTAACTACGCGTTCGTCGATAAGGATGGCAATTCTTATGATACATTGCTGGAGAGGACTGAAAAAAGGACATATATGTTCTGGGTCCAATTACCTCAAGATTTGTGTTATACTTTCTGTAGCGATACCTCTACAGCTACCGCAGCGCCTGATACCGCAGGTCTATTTATGGATTTGCAAGAATTGACGGATTACTCGGTACTAGCAGGGCTTATTGCTAGTACGCCTTTGACGTCGTTGCTGACGGGTGAAATTGAGCTGATCCCTAATCCATCAACCGGTCGTGATCAGACGGCAATGAACCCTGAAACGGTTTTAAAATTTCAAAACCTGTTTAACAGTATGACGAGCACCAATACGGAAGCGTTCTTTGCGCCGTTGAAGAATTTGAAATTGCAAAGTCTCAACAACGTTCCCAACAGTAGTGAAATCAAGACTAAAGCACTTTCAAACTTTATTAGTGGCGCGGGTGAAGGCGGTAATATTATCGCTACCGAAAAACCAAGTATTGCGCAGGTAAAAACTGCCAATATGCTTTCGGCGGCTCAATATGATTTTGTGGTGAAACAGTTTAAATCAGCACTTAACAATATTGTCCAAGAATGTATAGGTGCCGACTATAAATGGAAAGTGGATATCTTTGGGGATATTTTCTCTGAACAAAATCAGAAAAAGTATTTGAAAGAACTGGTTACCGCAGGTATGAAAGGTTTGGTTCCTAAACTTCTTGCTTACGAGGATATAACTGTTAAAGACTCTAAAGCAGCAGAATTGTATTTAGACTCAATTGGATTCTATGACAATTTAACAACGCTCACTCAAGTTGCGGCCTCAAAGTTAAATACACAACAAGAAAAGTCAGCCGACTCAAACACTAACGAAGATGGTTCAGCTAAGAAAGTTGGCCGTCCTGCATTAGAAGACGAAGATATAGAGTCTGATGAAACTGCTGCGTCACGCGAAAAAGGCGAAAACACGAGCGAGAACAAAGATATATATGCCGCAAAACGGTGTGCAATTTGCGGGGAAGAATTAGATGACGACGAAGACATTCTGTGTGATGAGTGTCGAGAGACGTATGTTGAGCAACACAGTTAAATTTTAAGGAGGATCACGCATGAAAATTCATGAAGAAACTTACAACGCGTTAAATGAGCTGGCTAAGATGTGTTTTGAGATGAATGCTGTTGCGGATAACATATATTATAATATGGCCAACCTATATTATAATCATTCAGCAGAGTTATTCCATCATAGTTATGCACACGCTTGGGGCCAAGTAGCAGATATGATTAGCGATGAAATGCTCAAATTAAACGCTAGACCAATTAGGCTACCCGTGGATGGGGCAAATGAAGAATATGACAATCTGCAACTAATGATGGCCGTCAATTCGGCTGCTGTTAATAAGGTTTTTGAGAAGTGTAAGGAAATCGTAGATTTGGCGGACATGCTGGACGATGTGGACATCAGAATTTTTGGAGAAAATTTGCTTAATGGCGTGTTGTTGAATTATGTAAAACAATCGGACGAGTGGCTTCAGGTTGCAAAAACCGTACCGGCGTACCATTTTGATATTCACTTTAGCGATTATACGCACTTCATTCCCATCGTAGAATGAGGTGAAGTATGGGTCCGGGAGAAATTATAAAATCAATTATTGAATATGGTATTTATCCTGTTCTTATGGGAATTCTTTTATGGTTGCTTTTAGCTATGCAAAAACGGCAAAATCGGGCCGCAGAAGAACAGGAGAAACGATTAACAGCTCTTATCGATTCGAGCATTAAATTAGCAATACACGATTCTAAACAACATAGCCCAACAGAAGAGGCTGAGAATCGTAAGGTTACGACTTATATTAAATCTCAGTTAACCGCAATCGTTCAGGAGAATGGCGCAAATCGTGCCTTTTGTGTAGCATATCATAATGGTGGCACATATTTAAATGCGCGTAATTTTTCTAAATGTAGTATTGTGGCAGAAGCTGTTGACAATCAAACAAGACCATTTATGATGGACTACCAAAATGTCCAGCGGGCTTTGTTTATTGAGTTGGATAATGAGTTAGCCACAAGAGGCGAATGTTATATTGATGATATTGAGTCGCTAAAAAATAAAAACCCTGGTAGTTATCACTTTTTAAAGTGTTGGGGTAGCGATGCTATTTATTTCAAAGCCTTAGTGGACAACGTTTCCAATGTTGTATTAGGGTTCATTGCGGCTGAATTTAATGCGAAAACGCCTGAGGATAAAGAAGCTCTAAAAATATGCTTGAGTAAAAAAGCTCAACGCATTTCCGGAGCCCTTCAATTTTCTCATGTTGAACAATAAATAAAGTAAGGGGGATTGAATTGTATGAATCCAATGGTGTTCAGCCTTGAGGCTGATAGAATCAAGTTAAAGAAAATCCTTGGCGGCAATTTCTTACAACTTGAGATGAAGGCTATTTCAGAAGGCGAAAATCGTAATCATAGTAGCTTCTCTTTAGAAGCGATGCAGGGTGCTCTTCCCAGTTTTAGAAACAAACCAATTTTGGGATATTTTAATACAAAAGAGCAAGATTTTGAATCTCACAACGGCACTTGGAAAAGAGATTCTGAGACCGACACACCTTATTGGGACACAACTATGCCCAACGGTGAGAGAATATTAGGATTGATCAGAGAGTCTGATTCTATCTCTATAGAGCCCGATAATAAGGGGAAAAATTGGATTGTACTTACATGCGCTCTGTGGGTACAATACGCTTTGCCTCAAATTAAAAGGTTGCTTAAAGATAAGAAAAAGAAAGTCTCTGTTGAGATCGATATAAAGGACTACGAGGATAGGGATGGTATCAGATATATCAATAAGTTTGAACTTCTGGGCATCACTATATTAGGTTCGAAAAACGGGAAACCAGTTACGGAAGGTATCGAGGGTGCATCGGCGTCAGTCTTGGATATCATCGATAATGAGGTTTTCAACAGACAGAAGACGGCATTGTGTTTTGCCTACAAAGAATTGGATGGCGACGCAGTGGAAGTCGAAAAATCTAACAAGGAGGATAGCGAGCAGTTGGACAATGAATTGACTTTACAGGAAGAAGCCCAAGTCGTTAACTGTAGTGAAGGTGAAGTGGCGCAAGAAGAGTGCCCCGTTGCACCGGAACAAGAAGACGCTCAGTGTCAAGATTGCCATATGGACGACGATAAAGACGACGATCAAGACGACGATCCAGATGACGATCGAGATGATGACGATTCAGATGACGACAAAGGTTCCGATAATCCTGAACCTGCATATTCGGAATGTCCCTCTGGTGAAGAAGGCGCAGAACCTGCTTATTCGGGAGAACCCGAAGGCGAAGGCGAACCTGCTCCCAATCCAGAAGAAGAGCTTTTGATGAAATGCGGCGAACTCGAAGCAAAAAATTGCGAACTAATGAAACGCATTGAAGAGCTTGAGTGTAAGATGGCCGAAAAAGAAGAAGCTTATTCTAAATATTTCGATTATGACGAGATCAAAGAACAACTCGCTAAAGCCAACCAAGCGCTATTTGCTATTGAGTGCGAGAAGCGTGTGGCAGAAGCGCACGAGCTTTTGGATGACGAAAACGTCAATAAAGAGCAATGTGATGCGATTTTCGATAAGTGCGCACGTGGCGAGTATGCTTCGTCTGACGCATTGCGTGCAGAAGTAGCATTGGCAGTCTTTAACGCGAACAAGGGCAGTAAAACTCACAAAAAAGAGACGTTTACCACACCTATCGCAAAACCCGTAGAAAACAAATCTGAGAAGAATATGAGTGCTATGGACAAACTAAAACTGTATGTTGGAAGAGAATAATCAGCATACGAAAAATAATACATTTTATTTAATTATATAAAGGAGAAAACTTATTATGGCAAAAGTGTTTAGAGCGGCTGAAATGATGTCGGAAGACGTTCAGTCCTATGTAATTTCCTGCCAATACCAAGCTGACGGCGGCGACGCTCCTATCGAAGACGGCGCGTTTGTTAAACTTGGCGAACTCAAAGACGATAAAACTTATGTTGCAGCTGGCGATAAAGATTACAACGTTTATCTCGCTGCTGCGCCGGCCGCTGTGACCGACGAAGTTGTCGTTATCGATTATCCTGGCGTTTCTGAAGGAGCTATCTCTGGTAACTCTTATAGAATTGGCGTCAAACTTTTTGACCTTGTGGCACCTGCTGGCCGTCCTGTTCGTGCTCGCAGACTTGCTCTCCATGACAGATTCTGGCTTGGCGAAAGCAACTTTAATGGTGCTGTTGTCGTTGGCAACATCGCAGGTCTTGAAGCAAACAAAACGACCCTTAAAGACAGTGGTGCAAAAACTATCACTGAGGGTCAACTCAATGTCAAAATTCACCTCGGCAAAGATTTCAACTATGGCCAGTCGGCCAATGGCAAACTCTATCTTTGCGAAGTCGTTGGACTTTAATTAAGGGAGGACTACAGCAATGATGGAACATTTCAATTTTAATAGTCAAGACGACAATTTCAACGCAATCATCAACTCGATTGTTGAAAGTGCTCAAGCTCATTATGAAGCAAAATCTGAGCCCTCGAAAGATGACCTCAGACTCCAAAACGAAGCAATCGTTAAATACGCGCTTGAAGGCACCCGTTTCGAAGCTAAATTCGAGCAGGAAGGCCTTGCTTGCATGAGGAATCCTCAAATCACGAAAAACGAAACCGTTCGTAGCAACTTCGAAGCTGTTATCGCTGAAGTAGTCAATGCGATCGCTCCGTCGGTCACCAGTGCGGATTATTCGAGATTCCTTGCTGAAGTTCGTCAAATCGGTTGGGGCGACACCGGTCGTTTCATTATCCGTTCGAACGAGCTCTTCAAGGTTAACGAAATCGCAGAAGGTGTAAACCGTGGTGTTTTGCAACCCATCTTCGATAACGAAGTTACGGTTAACCCCTCGCCGATCGAAATCGCAACGGCTATTGACTGGTATGCAGTCGCAGCTGGCGTGTTCGATTGGGGTGATTTCGGTCTCCGTGCTGGCCGCTCGTTCGAAGCATATATCTTCCTGAAAGTTATTGCTGCTATGACTTCGGTCACGGGCGATATGATGGGCGCTGGTTATATTGCTAACGGCTACACTCCCGCTAACTGGACCGGCCTTGTTCAGAAAGTTTCGGCGGCAAACGGTGGCGCTCCCGTTTATGCAATTGGTTCGCTTGGTGCGTTGATGAAAGTCAACACCACGGGTGCTAACGGCCTTGGCCTTCAATATTTTGTTGGCGAAGATTATCTCTCCAAGGGCTATCTTGATAAATTCCTTGGCGCGAGAATGATTCCCGTTGATCCCGCTCTCGTTCCGACAACCATCAATACGACGGCTGACCTTGCGGTTCCCGATAACAAGATTTATCTGGTTGCGGCAGATGCGTACAAACCTGTTAAGATCGTTTTCGAAGGCACTTCGATGACGGTTGAAAGAATCCCCGAAGAAACTACTGACAAGAGATACGGTATCCGTATTCAAATGAGGGTTGGTGTTTCGGCGATCGTTGGTTCGAAATTTGGTCGTATCGATCTTCAATAATTAATTTAAAGTCTAATTAGGGCCTCCTTTTGGAGGCCCTTGTTGAGACTTATTATCTTAGATTTTTAGTTCACAAGGAGACTTATTATGGCAAATAACAAGGAAGCTACCCAGACGGTAGAAAAGGCAATAAAAGAAGAAAAGGTTGTAAAAACTGAAATTAAACCTGATAACAAACAGGAAGAAATAGATTTTTTGCGTAATCAAAACGCAGAACTTCAAGATGCAATGAAGTCTTTGATGGCTCAGTTTGCAGAATTGAAGAATAATATGGCGACGCCTGTTGCTCAATCGACAAGTTATAATCGTAATGACGAAGTGACGATTGTTCATCTGTTTGATAATGCGCCTGGTATTACCACACACATCGATCTATCAAATTATTCTATTGATATGGCAGCATTCGGTGAAGTAAGAACTCTTACGGTTCAACAATTTGAAGAGTTGGTCGGCAGATATCGCTCTTGGTTTGACCGTGGTATTATTGCTGTCGGTGCTGGTTCGGAATACTATGCACGTCGTAACAATCTTAAAATGGCGTCTGAGTCGTTGATAAGCTCTGAGTTTATTCGCAAACTTGGCACACTTCCCATGAATGAAGTGCAGGATATTTACGAAAAAGTTTGCGATGGTCAAAAAGATTTCATTGTAAGTTACTGGAAACGTAAGTTTATTGAGAAAGCGCCAGAATTCAGAGATTTAAAAAAGTTACAAATTCTTAATGGTTTTACCAACAATGCGTTCGAGTATGAACTTCTCGAGCTGACTACTAATAAATAATTTTGAACAGGGGGTCGTTATGATTCTATTTGAAGATATTTTTAATCGCGCGGTGAATTTGTTCGATGACCCCGATATTTTACGTGCTTATGAACTCAACCCCGTTGAATTTTCAAAAACAATGAGACCATACTTGATTAACGGCTTAGGGATGTTTGCAAATCCCACAACAGTTTCCTCGCGTTTCTCTGATTATACGGAAGCACAAGGCAAGCTGGAGGTTTTTGATGGTGACGGTGGAGCAACTTATACGTTGTCCACTGTCCCAGTAGACAACTCTGTTATGAGTTTCTTTATCGGGAGAACTCCCGATCCGCTTGCTGAATATGACTCCGCAACTCAAACAGTCACATTTTCAACTGACGTTCCTGTTGGAACCAGTTGTAGTTGTGAGTGGTACTATGCGGGTGAATTCAAGGCGGACTTCACAGGTTTTTCTTCAAATATTTCGCCCCTGTTTATAGCTTCAAGAACCAAAGACATTTTGGCGCATTGTTTGCTTTTGGGTTGGGCGGAAAATGAGAAGAACTTTATGCTTGATATTCGTAACATTTTAACTGATACGGATTTCAAGTTACACTCTCCCGCCAATTCGGTGAGGGCAAAAACAGAGTGGTATCAAAATATTAGAGAAGGTTTGAACGACCTTACTCAAAAATTATCCTGGGATTTATGGTCAGGAGCAATTGGAGGTAGACAAATTGGAAAATAAACTTAGATTGTCCAAAGAAGCAAAAAAAGATTACCTTCAAAAATTGAGTAAGCGTTGCATTAAAATTCTTTATTTGATTGAAAATGAGGGGAAGGGAATTAACAAAGGAATGGCTGATGATTACATTGTCGGACAACTTTTTGAAGTTAATTCTGCTAACATTCTTTTTGATGGTGAGCTCATTGATGTTATTGTTAAATTAAATGGTATTAGAGATTATTCTAATCAGCCTTATAATTTAATAAGAAAACAAGTCTTTGAGACCAAAGGAATTATCGATCATTTGTTAAAGACCTTATGATCGGAAGGGGGTTTGCGTGGGAAAGGTTTATGACAGTTCTAATAGACGTAGTCCTTACTACTTAATTTCACAGACTCCGCGCAATCAAGTACCTGATAATTATTGGCTTAAAGAATTACAGGACAAAGTTGACGCGGATTGGGATTATCGAGAAAATAGATTCTTAATAGAAAAGGAGTCTGTTTTTGGCACAGAGCAATTCGAGCCTTTAGAGGTTGTGTTGCAGTCGGTAAAGAGTGATAAAAACAACACGGTCATTTCTGATGACTGGAGACGAGTTGTATTCCGCGATATTCACTATAAGTGTCCACTTGGATTGAAATTTAGATTTTCACATGATTTTCTAGATAATGAACCCATTGAGAACAAAAATATTTGGTTGGCAAGCAACCGTGATACTATTAATCCAACGTCGAGTGTAATCATAGTGAGATGTAATGGTACTATTGGTAGTGAATATGTTGACTCAAAAGGCGTAACTCGTTATCATTACGAACCCGCTGTTCAAACAAAGGATTTAAAATCGGTTAATTTGTTTTACAACGAAACGGCAGTAGGACAATCCTCAGATTTGATAATTATTGTACAACACAACCAGTATACGCGGAATTACTATGTTAACCAAAGATTCATCATTGGTTATGATCAGGTATATAGAATTCAAGCAATGAGTAAATTTGCTTCGAATTATACCTACAAGACTGATGATTTGGGAACAATAATTTTGTATCTAGAGATTGTCGAAAAATCTCAATATGACAACTTCGAGACTCGTATTGCGTATAACCAAAAAGAAAGAGTCAGGGTTGAAGAGACGGGTAATGACGGTTTTTATAGTATCAAAATGGAATTGCCCGAAACGATTCCTGAGATGTTGGGTGCTGAACCGATTGAGTTTAAGCCTGTTGTATATTTGGATGAGAGAGCAACCGAAATTCCAGTTACAACCGAATGTAAGTTGATGAACATGTCGACGCCTCCACAACCTGTCGCAGACGAGATTCGAGACAAATATGTCAAATTTGAAAAGTTGGAAGGTAATACTTTTACTTTGCAAAAACTTAGGTTTTATCCAGGTGGCAATCTCTATGTTACTTGTAAGGCTCAACCTGAGGGTGGAGAGGAATTAACTTACACGTTCAATATGTCGTTAAGGGGGTTATAAGGTATGGCAGAATACAAGGGATCTTATGATGAATGTACCAATTATAACCGCCTGACGAATCTAGACAGTCTTGAGTGGAAGATAATTTCACATTTACTGTATAGTCAAACAAAAAACGCACAAAACATTTGGAAGATTTTGAAATATCCAACAATGGATTGCTTACTACAAGATAATGTTTCTTTAGAGGACCGCTACGCACTGGTAGATACGGAAGACGGGAAAGAGACAAATAAAAGGATGTTTTTATCTCCATATGTTGACGATGCTTGGACGGAGCAATGTGCTCATGTCCATATTTATACAGACGGCATCTTCCCACAAAACCACGAAGTCGCAACGGTTAATGTGGCTATAGAAACGATTTCTCATAGCAAGATTATCAAGGTTTTGGGTGATGCCGACGGACGAGATATAAATCCATTGCTCCCCCCGCCGAATCCTAACGATTCGGACAAACAAGGGGAGCCCGTGGTTTTATACAAAAATCGTGAGACGGTTCTTTTGAAGAGCATGATCGCAGAGTTGAATGGTTTGTATTTGGATGGAGTTGGATATTTTCAATTTAACCAAAAAACAAACGCTTATAACAACTCGCAACAAAAGTTATGGAACGGAAGGACGTATATCGGTCACATCACCAAAATGGCGATGCGGGTATCGGGTGTGTCCGAAGGACCGAACTACAATTTTTAAGGATTCTAACAGTTGGAGAAGAGCGCAATATATCAAAAACTGTCGGAATATAAGGATGAGAAGGAGGATAGAATGGACAGATATGGGTGTTTGAGCGAAAAAATAGCCAACGAAATTCAACAATATGAGGCTACGTATTTTACCTATGATGAACCCGTTCCCTTTTGTGGGTTACAAATTTATCCAATAATTATGCGGAACTACAACGATTTTATGTTGGTAAATCCGTGTTTAACGTTGAATAAAAATGAAACCTTTGAAGGCCTTAAACAAACTCATCTAGATTTTTTGATCGGAAAACTTAACGATCAAGAAGAAGGGCAGCTTTGGACTCTTCGCTTGAGTAAATTGTTTGAGTTGATTTTCCATTTAAAAGATGGGGTGTGGTGCCCACAATGTGGCAACACGATGACTTACGCCGAGTTTATAACTCAACACAGAGAAATTCTCACTCAAGAAAAACCAGAAGATGAGAAGTTGGTGGCTTGCCCCAAGTGCGGTTCAACACAACTTGAGGCAATGATACGATATGCTGCAGATCCGGAAACGAAGAAGTATAAGTTAGTCGTAGCGGGACATTCAATCGACGCTGCGGCGTTTGAGCGTTTAAGGCAAATTGTAATGTATCAGAATTTACCTGATTATTATGATGACAGCAAGATTGATCCTGACTTGAAGGCTGACTACGCAGAACGTATCAGAATCAAAAGCCAAAAGAGTGGAAAAGCGACCACTGAGAAAAAGATGGTGTGTGTTTCGGCTAAAACTAACTATAAGCTGAGTGAGCTGTATGATATGCCCATCCGAAAGTTCTTGATGTTGTTAACAACGGTTGATGATGTAATCCAATATGAGGCCACTCGTGTTGGTATGATGACCGGAATGGTTTCAATGAAAGAACCGCCCGAACATTGGATATATAAAAAAGAGACAGATGTTTTGGGTGATGCTTACAAATCTCTTGATTCGTTCAAGAGCGAAATGTCTCAAATTTAAAAACATAATTTATTTATATAAGGAGAAACTAATATGGCAAAATATTTTTTAGGCTCTGTTGGTACGGCTGAAGCGTTCCGTTTGGTCGATGGAAAACCGACGATGGCGTTTGTTGCTAAGACGTTGACGGATTCTTCGATTTCTGTCACAATCACGAAAGACGAACTTCGTGGTGGCACGAATGCGCCTGTTGTTGCAAACTTCTTCCACGATCCTGCTGTAGCAATCACCCTTACGGACATTCTTTATAAAGAATCTTATATTGAAGCTCAACTTGGTACTACTTTTGCACGTGGTCTCAACGCGTATCAAGGCGAAGAAGTTGTGTGCAATGGGAACAAACTTTCCCTCAAACAAACTCCTGCTGATATTCCTATGTTGAAATGTGATAGCGGCGCTGTAACCAAAATGGTGTGGTACGCATTGGAAGGTAGTGACGATTATAAAGTCAGCACGGCAATTGCTGGTAAAGAGGTAACTATTGAAGATGGTATCGAAGGTAAAACTTATTGCGTGCGTTATTATGGTTCCAGCAACGAAGCTAAAGAAGCGGTTGTAAAGAGCGACCTTATTCCTCAAGAACTTATGTTGGTTATCACTGTGCCAATTTTCGCTGGCGACGCTTGTGCGGCTTCTAAAGGCAGCAAAGCTGGCACCCTCACGTTTGAAGTTCCGAGATTCCAACTTGATGGTGGTCAAGAATTCACCTTTAACATGAGCTCGAATGCAACCATGAACCTCAATGGTACCGCTATGGTTATGAACGAGGGTTGTGATGTTGGCAGTGGTAAACTGTTCCGTATTATTGAAGTTATTGAAGGTAGAAGTCTTACCGACGGCTTGGTTGCTATCGCGATCAATCCCGAAAGCGCCGTTGTGGGCAATAAGGTTTCGGATGTTGAAATCTATGCCTTGTATAACGATAAGAGTCTGATGTTGCTTAAACACGACATAGAGGGCCTCGAAATCAAATATGATAATGCGGTGGCAGAGGAAACCACTGCTCTTGAACAAGGTAAGGTTCTTTCTGCTACATTTGGTAACAAAACGGATTCCTTCACGATTGCGTAATGGAATTTCCAAAAAGGACCTTGCATCCTTGCCAATTTGCAAGAGGGTGTGGCGCAGACACATATGTGTGTGAAAAACTCAAAGGAGAGGTTTGTCCTTTTCAGCGATTTTGTCACAATGAGAAATGCTGGGTGCCAAATGGTTGCAAAGAAAATTGCAAATATTTTCAGTTAAAAGACTGATTAAAAGGTTTTGGGGTCGTACATTTATGTATGGCCCCAATTTTCTTTTTTACAAATAGACACTTGTCTATTAAAATCGAAAATAATCCCACAGTGTGTGGGTTCAAATAAAAATATCATTTTATTTTAAGAGGTGAGTCCATGAGTAATGTAAATATTGGATTAATCGTCTCTCTTATTAGTGTTGTCGTTGCTGCAATTACTGCTATGGTTGCAATGTTTACAAAACTGAAAAAGAAGTTTGGCGAATTAGCAAAAGATGGCAATTGGAAAAAACTTTATCCTATGATTTTACGGGCTATGGCAGATGCTGAAGCTACTGGACGATCTGGGGCAGAAAAAAAAGAAATTGTTATGGCAGCTGTGGATTCTTGTGCGAAGGAATTAGGCATTCAATATGAGGTTGATCAAATTTCCGACGCAATCGAATTCATTATTGATTTTTCAAAAAAAGTAAATAAGAAGTGAGGGGAAAATTATGGGACAAAAATATGAAGGCACACTGATTATTCAAACCAACGATAATTATAGTCCTACGGGCGAATATCGTTTGGAGTCAATACCTGATTTGGCATCCGAAGAAGACATCCTGAAAGGTAAAAAAGCGTATGGAGCACAGGGCGTCGTATTGAACGGGTCTTATGTCGCACCGGAGAAAGATCCTGATCCTGAACCTGCGGCGTAAACAACTATCGCAAAAGCATCCACAATATGGGCTATGGGTGATTTAGCCGGAGGAGAAAGTATGGGACAAAAATACGAGGGGACGCTAATTATCCAAACTAATGATAATTATAGTCCAACAGGAGATTATGTATTAACCCCTCTTGGCAATCAGGCAGATGCGGCCAAGGTTTTAAAGGGTTATTCAGCTTACGATTCGTATGGGAAGGTAATTAATGGTACTGGAGAACTTGGTTCGATCGAAAACCCCATTATAGCCAAAACCGAAGAAGAAATGAACAAGCTGAATGTGAGTGAGTTTTTTGGCAAATTTGTTAAGTATGTGGGACCGACCACGGATAAATATGTCCAAAATGCTTATTATATAATTACAGAGGGCTAATTAAAGATGATTCAAAGAATTATGATCGCTGATTATAATCAGCTGCTTAACATTCCAATTGAGAACAAAGATCTGAGTTCTTTTTCTCCGAAGGACGCAAGCGATAATAAAATCTATCATCATCTTGGTGCCACAACGGAGAAATTAGAACACAACGGTCTATATCGTTCAGATGGTTCTAATTGGATAGCCTTGGATTCAACCGAGGAACTACAAAAGTATCAACAAAAATTAACAGCTGGTTCTGGCATTACAATCGACGAAAACAATGTTATTTCTGCTTCGGGCGTTACCGCAGGGGCTGTTCAAGTGAGTACACGCGAACAACTGCCCGCTGTGGGCGATGTTGGTGGTGTGTACTTTGTATTATCAGAACAAGCAACCTATTGCTGGGATAAGGACACAAAATCTTATAAAAGCATGGGACAAAATTACGAGCATTTCGTTTTCAATGGTGGCGACGCCTTGAGTGAATGACAAATTTATTTTTACAAGGAGAGTTTATGGAGAAACAAATACGTACTACTTTAATTTTACGTAATGACACCAGCACCAATTGGGCTGCTTCCAAGCTTGTTTTGAAGAAAGGTGAAGTTGGTTATGATACCGATTTACACATTTTCAAAGTTGGCGATGGCACCAAAACTTGGAGCGAAATTACCGTTTCATTTGTAGATTTGGCAGCCGTCGAAAAAGCAATCGGCGATGCTACCAAAAATTTACATACAACCGATGTTTATCAGAAAGACATCACGTTGGGTGGTGATAAAGCGGCAGCGCTTGCTGAAATTACAGCACCTGTAAAAGGTGATATTGCGATCATCAGGGAAGCGTTGGTTGGTGGAAAATATCAGTATACCGCATATGTACGCGGCGAGACCAACTGGGAAGCCATGGATGGCAATTACGACGCAGGTAATGTCTATTTTAAAGATGATATCACAGCAACCACAGCGTTTGGTATTTATGCTCCTGACGCATCCGGTTCGGTTGTGTTGCCTGCAAGCGGCAAGTCTGTAGAAGAATTCTTAAAAGGAGCGCTCGCAAAGGCTAATAATACTCCCACGGTGAAACAACCGTCGGTTTCAATCAGTTTGACTGGAGCTGGAGCAAAAGAAGTTGGTAGCGAATTCACTCCTGCATATACGGTAAGTTTTAATAAAGGTAGTTATCAATATGGCCCTGATACGGGCATTACGGCAACCTATGAGGTTAGTGATACGGATTCGCACACGGCTACTACGGCCACGGGTTCGTTTGCCAAGTTTACAGTTGGTGACAGCACCAATTATAAGGTCAGTGTTGTTGCCACACACACGGCCGGTGCCGATCCTAAAAACAACCTTGGCGCGACTGAGGGTGTAGCTGGTAAAATTGCTGCTGGCACAAAGAATGCTACTTCGGGTGCTGTTACTGGTTATAGAAACAGTTTCTGGGGTGGTGTCAACTCTAAAGAAGGCACTCCCACAAGTGCGATTATTAGAGGTTTGGCTGGTAAGAAAAATGGTGCAATCTCAGCGGGCAATACGGGCGATGCTCAAGAGGCTGTTGGTGATATGCGTGTTATCATAGCTGTTCCTGCACCGAGAACCATCAATTCAATCAAAGACGTTAACGGATTGAACGCAGAAGCGTTCAGCGCATTTACCCATGTTACTGTGGATGTAGAAGGCGCGAACGGCTATGAGGCTAAGTCGTATAACGTATATTACAAAGATAATGCTGCAGCTTGTGACAAAGCGAATAAGTGGCATTTCACCGTAGCATAATAGAGGGAGGTATATACTATGTCAATGGATTTTGGTAAATTAAATTTTGCTGTTGGCTTTAATAGGACTTCTGCTTTCCCACTGGATGCTAATAGCTATTTTGAGAATTATAATGACGCCGTCACTGCTGCTGCGGGTGCCGCAGAAGTAGGCAGTGCAGATAGTGCATATTATATTGGTCAATTATTGATCGTTAAGGATACCACCGAAGGTGTTGGTCTTTATCAAATCAATGCAGGTAAAACCCTTACGAAGTTTGGTCAGGCTTCTAGCGCAGACGAACTTGCGAGCAAAGTCAGTGCACTTGAAGCGCGTTGCACAATTATCGAGGGTAAACTCATTCTTGCAACAACAGAAAAAGATGGCTTCCTGTCAAAAGAAGATAAAGCAAAACTTGACGGTATTGCTGCTGGCGCACAAGTTAACGTTCTTGAAGGTGTTAAGGTCGACGGCGTTGATGTTGAAATAGTCGACAAAAAAGTAAACATTGATTTAAGTTCCTATGCTAAGACTACGGAAGTTGAGGCTGTGCAAGCTATTGCAGACGCTGCAATGCCTAAAGCAGGTGGTGCTTTCACTGGCGCTATAACAATTCAAGCTCCGGCGGAAGATATGAACCCCGCAACGAAGAAATACGTTGATGATGCTATTAGCGGTATAACCGAATTTGAATTCAGCGTTGTTGATGTACTTCCTCAGACTGGCGAAAAGGGTATTATATATCTTGTAGCACATGCACACGGAACGGGCGACATATATGATGAATATATCTGGGTAACCGATAAGTTTGAAAAGATTGGTAACACAGATATTGACTTATCTTCTTATGTAACTGATGACGAACTTACAGCAGAAATCAATAAGCTGACTCTTGCACAAGTAGCTATTGGGGCCGGTAAAACACTCAAAACCATTAAACAAGAAAATGGTAAGGTTACAGTTGAACTTCAAGATATTGCAATTACTCAAGCTCAGGTTGAAGGGTTGGCAGACGCGTTGGCAGGTAAACAAGCGGCCAACGAAAATCTTGATAAGTTAAATGCTATAACGGGTACTGGTCTTGTTAAGAAAACTGCTGACGGTTACGAAGTCGACAACTCTGCATACATTACTGGGGCAGCTCTTGATGGTTATGCTAAATCAGCAGATGTCACGAGTGAAATCGGCACAGCGGTTAGCGGAGCGAAGGCTGAACTCGAAGGCGAGATTAATAAAAAACAATCTATTATCGACGCTGACCACAAATTGAGTGGTGCGTTGATTGAAGGAGCCGTAGCGAACGCGGGTGTTGCTGATTCGGTTAAAAACATTTTAACGGCCGGCGGTAAAACTTATAACGGCTCTGAAGCTGTTGAAATTACTGCTGCTGATCTTGGCGCACTGACCGAGATCCCCCAAGCCACAACTGATGCTCTTGGTGGTATCAAACTTGGACACACGGAAGGCGGAAACGAACACGCGGTTGTGTTGGACGAAGAAGGGAAAGCTTATGTTACGGTTCCCGTACCTGAACCCCTTACGTATAACGTCCTTGTTAACGGTGGTCTTGCCATCAATGAGCAACGCGAGTTCTCAATTGCTCCCGGTGGCGTGTTGACGGCGATGATTGGGGATGGTCAAGTGACTGACGCAAAAATTAGTGCGTTGAATGTGAACAAGCTTGTCCAGACGGACGGAGATGAGCTCATTCTTAATGGCGGCACCGCAAACGCTTAATAATTTGGAGGAATAAAAGTAATGGCAACTACTACACTTAATACAAGAATTGCTTTAAAATATGATACTTTAACCAATTGGAACGCTTCCGAATTCATCCTTAAAAAGGGTGAGGTCGCAATTTGTTCATTGGCGAATAATGAGACTGCCGAACAATCCACGCCTCCTGCGGTATTGTTAAAGGTGGGCGATGGTGTTCACAAATTTAGAGAACTTCCGTGGGCGAGCGGTCTTGCTGCCGATGTTTATGGATGGGCCAAAGCGGCGACCAAACCATCCTACCTCCCAAGTGAAGTTGGTGCAGACGAAGCTGGTTCAGCGGCTAGTGCATTAGCCAGCGCTAAAGCGTACACAGATCAACAAATTGGGGCTCTTCCCTCACAAGCTGAATACACGCTTGAAACCGGAGCTGCTGATGGCTCGCTTGTTCTGAAAAAGGACGGTGTCGCAGTTGGTGATGCTGCTGTTGTTAAAGGCTGGGCTACGCTGCTTGCCAAAGCTCAGAAAGGTGTCGATGACGCTGCTGCTGCCGCAGCTGCTGCACAAGCGGCACAATCTACAGCAGACGGTAAATATTCAAAACCTGCGGGCGGCATTCCTAAAACAGATTTAGCACAAGCTGTTCAAACCTCTTTAGGTAAAGCTGACACTGCTCTTCAGAATCACCAGACAGTTACTCTTGAGTCTGGTACTAACAACGGTACAGTAAAGATTACCGTTAATGGCACTGCTACTGACAATGTTGCTGTTAAAGGTCTTAAGAGCGCGGCTTATACTGAAAGCTCTGCTTATGCGACTGCGGCACAAGGTACAAAAGCTGACAATGCAATGCCTAAGGCTGGTGGCGCGTTTACAGGTGCTGTAACGGTTCAAGCGCCTACGGCAGAAATGAACCCTGCAACCAAACAGTATGTTGATACCGCAATAAATGCTGTTAAACAATTTGAATATCAAGTTGTTACTGAGCTACCTGCTGCTGCACAAGCAACAATGGGCAAGATTTATCTCGTTGCTCACTCTCATAACCCCAGTGACGGACAGCCTGATAGTTACGACGAATTCATAACAGTTCAGTCTGGGTCAACTTATAAGTGGGAGCGTATCGGCAACACAGACATTGACCTTTCTGGATATGTTCCTACAACAAGAAAAATCAATAACAAAGCACTTTCAAGTGACATTAACTTGGGCGCAAGCGATGTTGGCGTTACCGAAGCAGCCTTCCCTGGCTTGAACAAAACTGGTACTGTTACTGCTGTTAAGATGAATGGCACAACAAAGAATCCTGCTTCTGGTGTTGTTGACCTTGGTACTGTTATCACCGCTCACCAAGACATTTCGGGTAAACAAGACAAGTTGACCACTGATCAACTTAGTGCAGTTAACTCTGGTATTACCGAAGCAAAAGTTAGCACGTATGACGGTTATGCGACAAGTAAACAAGATAAACTTTCGACCACACAACTCGGTGCTGTTAACTCTGGTATCACTGCAGCAAAAGTTGGCACTTACGATGGTTATGCAGGCAAGATTGCTGCTCTTGAAGGCAAACCTGGTCTAGACAAAGTTGGTACCGTTACTAATGTTAGCGCCGGAGTTGGTTTGAAAGTGACTGGCACCGCTGCTGTTGCTCCGAAAGTCGAAATTGACGATTCGGTAGTGTTCGTGTTTGACTGTGGTTCAGCTACGGTAAATATCGACTAATTTTTTCTAAACTCAAAAACTTAAATAATCGATGGGGGGTGTAGTAACCCCCATCGAGCTTTGAGTGAAATGGATCTCAAAGCCCTGTTTCGGCTTAATTTGAAAATGATAAAGGAGGCCCAAATGGCTACTGAAAAAAAAATAAATTCACGAATTCAACAAAAACATGACGTCGCTGCCAATTGGGCAAAAGCGACAAACTTTATTCCTCAAAAAGGGGAAATTATTATATATGACGCAGAATACAATGCAAGTGGAAGTGAAACCCAGGCTGTTAGATTTAAAATCGGTGATGGCACTAGAACGGTTAATAATCTCCCATTTGCTGTTATAGATTATAACAATAGAATCACTGCTCTTGAGAGCAAGCCTGGTTTAGACAAGGTTGGTACTGTCACATCAGTGAAAGCCAATGGAACAAATTTTAACCCTGACGCAACAGGTAAAGTTGATTTAGGGAACTTGGGTGGCGGTTCGGGACCTCTCACATTCGCTGATGTCGTTGTTATGACAGAGGCTGAATTTTCTGAAGCGTATCTTGCGGGCACTTTACAAGATGATAAATTATATTTAATTGAAGGCGAAACAGGAACGGTTAATTTCGTTTCTACCGCTGACCATATAGTTTATAATAATGCTAATTCAGGGCTTACGGCTACGAATTTGCAGAGTGCTGTTGATGAAATGTGCCAAAGATTACTAACAACTGCACAATTAAACAAACTTATTGCCTTGTTAGACAAACTAACTGTTGCTAATGATTCCGTTACCTTTAATACAATAGTTAAAGCGACAACCTTTGATGTTCAGTAACGAGGTGAATTATGCCTATTTATATTTATAAAGGTAATAGTCAAGTTAGTACAAATGCTATAAGAAATAATAAAGCAGTAAAAGCAATTTACGCTAAAGAACAAGGTCAAGAAGCTGTATGTGTATGGGGAATTGACGACATAATGATATTTACATATACAGTAACTGATAACAAAATAACTATTACAGGATTAGCACAAAATAAGGAGCCAACATCTTTAACAATCCCTGCTCAAATCAAAGGAATGCCTGTGGCAGAAATTGCTGCAAACGCATTCAAAAATAAACGCAAAATTCAAGAGGTGATTATCCCTGACAGTGTGACGAGCATCGGCTCTTCTGCCTTTCAAGATTGCAGAGGCTTGACGAGTGCAACAATAGGCAATGGCGTGACGAGCATCGGCATGTCCGCATTCTCTAGTTGCTACGCTCTTACGAGCGTGACAATTGGAAACAGTGTGACGAGCATCGGCAATAGTGCTTTCAGTCTTTGCCAAGGACTTACAAGTATCACAATCCCGAACAGTGTGACGAGCATCGGCAATGGTGCCTTCACTCTTTGCAGAGGACTTACAAGTATCACAATTCCGAACAGCGTGACGAGCATCGGCGACAATGCCTTCAATAGATGCAGTGGCCTTACGAGCCTTTCTGTTGCTGAAGGAAACACCAAATATCACAGTGCGGGAAACTGTATAATAGAAACCGCAACTAAAACACTGATTGCAGGCTGTAACATAAGTGCCATTCCTACGGATGGAAGCGTGACGAACATCGGCGATTATGCTTTCTGTCAGTGCGCCGCTCTTACAAGCATAATAATACCTGACAGCGTGACGAGCATCGGCCGTTCTGCCTTCTATGAATGTAGTGGACTTACGAATATAACAATCCCCGACAGCGTGACGAGCATTGGCTGGGATGCCTTCTATGGTTGCAGTGGGCTGACAAGCATAGTAATCCCTGACAGTGTGACGAGCATCGACGGGTATGTCTTCCAGAGGTGCACTGGACTTAAGAGCATAGTAATCCCTGACAGTGTGACGAGCATAGGTCATAGTGCTTTCGATGGTTGTTCATCGCTTGAGAGCATAACCATTCCTGACAGCGTGACGAGCATTCGCGACAATGCCTTCGCGGATTGCACTGGACTGACGAGCGTAACGGGTCAGGCAGAAATGGCTAGCATTGTAGCAAAACAGGCAACTCCTACTTCATTTGTTGTCAATGTCACTAGTGGAACGAGCATCAGCGATTCTGCCTTCTCTGGTTGCACCGGACTTACGAGCATAACAATTCCCGATAGTGTGACGAGCATCAGTGAGGGTGCGTTCTCAGGTTGTTCCTCGCTGGGAAGCATGACCATTCCGTTTATTGGAGCAAAAGCGGGTGTTACAAGCGGTGACACGAATCAATATCCGTTTGGATATATTTTTGGTACGTCAAGTTATGACGGTGGTGTTGCGATAGAACAAAAATATTATGGTAGCAGTGCATCAAGCACTACAACTACGACATATTATATCCCGTCATCATTGAAATCCGTGACTGTGACAGGTGGCAATATTCTCTACGGAGCTTTCTATAATTGTACCGCTCTTACGAGCATAACAATTCCGAACAGCGTGACGAGCATCGGCTCTAATGCCTTCTATTATTGCAGCGGGCTGACGAACATATCCATTCCTAACAGCGTGACGAGCATCGGCAATGGTGCCTTCTGGGGTTGCTCCGGGCTTACGAACATTACAATTCCCGACAGCGTGACGAGCATCGGCGGTTATGCCTTCCGTGATTGCACCAGACTTACGAGCGTGACAATCCCCGATAGCGTGACGAGCATAGGCGAATCTGCCTTCCAGAATTGCACTGGACTGACGAGCATAACGATCCCCGATCGTGTGACAAGTATCGCCATGTCTACCTTCTCAAGCTGCACCGCTCTTACGAGCATAACAATCGGCAATGGGGTAGAACGCATTGGCTATGGTGCTTTCTATGGTTGCACCGGACTTACGAGTATTACTTTTAACGGAACAAAAGCACAATGGAACGCAATTTCAAAAGGGACTGATTGGAATTATGCAACAGGTAACTATACAATCCACTGTACAGATGGAGATATACCTAAATAATGGCAACATAGTACACAAGGTAATAAACAAGGACAACAAGGAGAAACGAATGGAAGCAAAATTCCTCAAACGGTTAAGTGATTATAAGTACGCTCTCGTATGCGATTTGGCGCAATACGAGAGCGGCTTTGCTCTTTTAGATGTATCAACAAATGCCCTCATAGAGGTGCAACAGATATCCGTATCTCGAACGACAGATCAGCCTACCGGCGAAATGTATCAAATGTTCGATGAGATGGTCAACGACTTTTTGGATAGGTACAGTCTTCACGCAGAAGATTTAATTATTATTAAAGAACAACTGCCGATTAACTGCGGACCGCACTCAACGGCTCAAACGTTACAAGCCCTTGCGGCGGCACACGCAGTTTTCAATATCAACACTTATTTAAGAAAACTTTACACTTATTCCAACGGTATTCACTCGATTTCCGTAAAGACATATTTCAAGAAACTTTTAGGGATTGAAAAACCGCAAAAAGACGACATCCGTGCGGCGGTGTGTAAATATTACGACATCGATCCCGAATCGATTACGCGCGACGAATCAGATGCCATCGCACTTTGGTTCTGTCTTCGAGGTGCCAAGTGGAATAAAGATATAGACGACCAAATTAAACTTGAAAAAAAACATCGCAAAACTTTGACAGCGAATCATGCTATCAAAGATGTCGATAATGAAATAGAAAGATTGGAGGGACTCAAATGGGACGAACAACAGTTTACAACGCAAATCTCACTCAAGCTTGGCCTTCAGTCAGTAAGCCAAACAGACAATTAGTTAAAGAGTTTATAGATTATTGCAAAGCAAATGACCGCAGTGCGCAAACCATCAAGCAGTATGAGGCTCAGTTGAAAGTTTTCTTCTGTTGGAATTACACCGAGAATGAAGACAAGTTTTTCATCGATCTCAAAAAGCGAGATTTTGTGAAATACATTGGTTATTTGCGCGGGCTCGGTTTGAGCTCCAATAGGGTGGCTTCTTTAAAGTCCGCCATCAGCAGTCTATCGAACTGTATTGAAGTTTTGGACGAAGATTTATATCCAAACTTTAGGAACTTAATCAAAAGCCTTGAACCGGTGCACAAAGAACCAGTACGCGAAAAAACAGTGTTGACCGACGAACAAGTCGAAGAGTGTTTAGACAAACTCTTGGCACAAGGTCAGTGTCAAATAGCCTGCGCACTTGCACTAAGTTTTGCGTCGGGAATGAGAAAGGCTGAATTGACCAGGATGAAGGTTGAGTTTTTTGATGACGCACATTTAATTCTTAATGGTAAGATGTATAAAACGGGTGTTATTAAGACAAAAGGACGCGGCTCAAATGGAAAGCAGATTCCTAAATATGTATTAAAAAATAAATTTCAACCCTATTTTGATGCTTGGATGAAACAGCGCGAGGAGCGCGGAATAGAGTCGCCATGGCTGTTTGTTACTGCCAGTGATGGCAAATTTGTTCAAGCAACGGTGTCGCAAATGAATACGTACGCTGAGAAGATTGGTGCGTTGATGAATGTGCCTTTTTATTTCCACTGTATGAGACATTTGTGGACAACCAATATGCAAAAAGAAGGTATTTCGGATTCGGCTATTGCTGAAATCCAATCTTGGGATTCTCTTGAAATGGTCAAGAGATATTCAGATATTCCGACAGAAGAGCGTTGGGCTCAATTTTTTGTTGGAGACGAAGAGGAGTGAATATGGAAAACAAGGTTTTATTATCAGATATATTAATTAATTGGTTTAATTGCCGCGATGCTTATAAAGAAGGCAAGACAAACCAAGAAGCCGAAAAGGCTTTACAGCAATACAAACAAAATTTACTTGTACAAGATAGACTCACAATGAGTGAAAAAACCGCTGCGCTATTATATACAGCATGGAGTCTAAAAAGTGATGAACGCAACGCGGTAGAAACAACTATCCGTATAGAGTGTGCAAAAACTTTATATTGCTTGTTGGCATATTCCAATATTGACAACGATATGGGTGAAACGGCAATGTCACCGGTCACAATCGACGCTTTGTACGATAGTGGAATTATTGACAATATTTTAAAATTCTGTGATAAGGATTATAGATATTTAGAGCAAATGGTTGATAGAATGTTAAACTATGCAAATCTTTTCCAAATGGTCGAAATGTTTGATGGACTTGACGCTGACAAACTTGACAAAACGGTGAAAGCTATGAAGAAAACGATACAGGGATTAGATGTTGAAACAGTAAAAAATCTAGCAACCATTACTCAACAAAACGATCCGATGACAGCGGCGGTTGCTGGAGCCCTTTCGGAACACGGTCTACTCAAAGGTGACGAGTTGGCCAATTTAGTGAAAAATACAGACGAATAGAGCATTGGCTCATTGAGAGGATTGGGGAAAGATTTCGATCCATTAAGGAGCTATTTGGATAACGTGATATCAAAGGAGGTATCTAATGGACGAATTTAATAATTATACAATCGAAGATTTTCAAACTCAAGAGACTGCAATTGCGCAAACGCTAGATGCTCTGGGGGCGCAATTGGAGAAAAACAGCGATGACTTGTATAAAATGGGACAAGAATATTATCAAGCGTGGGTTGAATTACGAAAAACTAAAATAGCGAAGGTTGAGTCTGCGCGTGCGCAACTAGCAGATGCTAAAAACGCACTACGTGAGCAAGCCAAGAAAGACAAAGAAGTTTTAAAATTACAAGAACGCTACAATCGAGCACGTAGTTCGCCCCAAACACAACAAGATTCTTTGGACTCATTAAATCAATTAAAGCGCGAGCTAGATCAAAAAGAGCAAGAGGTATTTAATCAACTGCGAACAAAATACTCTGCTCAAATCCAAAACCTTGAAAAAAGCGCCGCCCAGGCCCAACAAGAGTTTGACAAAGAAATGAAAGAAGCGTTGAATGCAAAGGGTTCAAAATTTGACACCTTAAGAGCTAGTGCAAAAAAACTCGGAGAAGAACGACGGGCTATTCAACAGAGCGCGGCAAAAGAGAAGCAGAATTTAGCTGACCTGCAGACCGCAATGCAAGACCAGGGGCTTACTTCGCAATCCAAAGAATTGGTTAAAAAAATTGCGGCTTTACAAAAAACATTAAACAGCCAAGAAAAACAAACTCTAAAACGAACTCTTAATAACATTCAAAATAAATTAACAGAAAAGCGTCGCTCACTACAACAAGTTCACAAAGAGCTGGAAGATAAGGTATCTCAAGATACAGATGTGGAAAAATGGGCAAAAGCGTACGATAAAGCAAGGACAGAGGGTGCCCCCAAGTATTTGTTGGGCGGTATTCAACAAGAGCCAGAACATTCAAAAAAAACAGCTCAAATCAAAGCTTTACAAACCCAGCAAACCACCATCAATAAGATAGAGAGTGATATTCTTCAATTGGAGGCTCAACAAAATGCTGTTGTAATCGAGGCGGAAACACGTGAGCGTGCACGGTTACAAAAACAACTTCGGCAAAATACGCAAAAGCAGTCCGCTTCTACCGCTACTAAAACTGTTAAAAAGAAACCTGAGTGGGTTCGTACCCTATACACTCCAAGTGAAATAATAGCGGGGAAAGTGCCCAAAGGGAAGACGGTACACGTACCCATGAAGTTGGTCACTGCGAATGGCCAACATTATAATGAATATACTGGCATCTCAGAAGAAGAGCTAGTTAAGAAATATCATTTCCCGCCTGATCAAGCTAAAAAAATGGCTAAACAGTATTCAGTTGAAGAGTACCAAAAACTTGACAAAGTTATGGTGAAACCTCTTAAAGAGTCGGCCACTGTATCAAAAATGGCCAAAGTACCCGTCGGAGGTAAGACAACTTATAATGGACCGCAAGACGCGGGAAGCAAAGGCACTGCGTATCACACGGTGGCAGAAATGGTATTTGGGGACGAAAATTGGACTGTTGAAGAGATCTTGAGTGAATTTGCTAAGAAAGACAAAGGTGTGAAAAGCCGGCTTACTGACAAACAATACGGCGACCTAAGTGGTCTAAAGGATATATACAACACCTTAGGTATCAAGACTCAGGGTAAAAAGGCTCAAACAACTGCAGCAACACACCTTAATAGTTTCGTCGACATGCTGCGTCCTGCAGTACAAGCTTATGGCAAACCAATTATGGAGCGTACTCTGGGTGGTGTCACAACGTTAGAGGATGGTAAATTGGCTGCTTGGGGCGGTACTTTTGACATGTTATTGGGCAATCTCTTATTGGACCTTAAATCTAACCAAAAAATGGGCAATTCAATGGGATGGCAGCTCAACATGTTAAAGTTTTTGTTAGATATAGCTCGCGAAGCGGGTATGACCGTGCCAGAAATTACCTCATTAGAGATAGCACATCAACCAGCTGTCACAGGCAAAAACAAACATTTGTCTCCCTCGCCATCAATTAATAAAATTCGTTCAATTGGGCATGAAAATATGTCTAATTACATTTTAGACATTTTACATCAAACTCTTGATCCACACCCTAAAACATATTACAACGCCAAACCGTTCGAAAAAGAAGGACAATTGATTCCACACTTGACTACGGGGAAGTTTTTAACAGAAGAGGGTAAAGAAGTTACCACCTGGAAAGATGTTAACTATGGGTATTTGAAAGAGATGCTAAATGCACGCCGCTCGGAAGAAGCACTTGCTCCGCTAGTGACGTACATGAAAGAAAATTACACGCCCGCTGAATTAGCGCAAGTGTATCGTACATTATATGGAACAACGCAATATTCAGAAGTTATTGCCAAAGAAGGGGAACGAAAAGGACAACCCCTTCCGGTAAAAACTCCTCTTGACGCATTTACTGCTGGTAAAACGTGGGATCCAAAAGACGCATCTTTACAAGAGTCGTTATGGGCGTTTCAAAAATTAATGCTACCAGCAGCGATTCAATCTGGTCAAAGTGGTGTAATTACCGAAAGTAGCTTTGTGGGCGACAATGATGAATACGTTGATACTGTCAAGTTAAACGATTTCAATGTGAGAGACTTGGCTGTGATGTATAAAACAGCTGTTGAGCGCAAAGAACAACAACTGGCTGGTTCTATTGTTAAATATGTCGCCAATACTTTAAAAGACTATTTTAAAGATGTAAACGACACTGAATCAATACGTTTGGGGCAACAAGTTGCCAATCAAATTAACAATTTGTATACCAAAGCCCATACAACTGAGGGAGAAATTGCATATGAGAATTTTGCAATAGCCATTGGTGAAAATTTGGGCATTGATTATCATAAGCGTCTAGACCCGACAACAGGTCGATATGTTACAGCGAGAACACCAGAGTTTGATCTTAGCAACAATGCGGCGCGTAAATTTGCTCCAAATGTCGAAACAGCTGTGGACTATGATTTTTTCTCCACAAGAACTGACGATACCGCCGAGCGAGAGATACAAAGATTAGCGCAGTCTGGATCTGATAATTTTTATAATATTCGTGCTTTTGATCGACAATATGATGAGTTTAATGACCAAGAGTTCGCGCGCGACGTGTATGAACGAAATACTATTTCTCCCGATCATTTGGCCAACTGGATTTATGGTGTTATGCACCAAGAGGCAAAGATTAATACACTATTCGAACCTTATTACAACAGTGTTCTAAAAAAGAATAATCTTACTTCTGAACAAGTTTCGTTTGATGATTTTGTGAAGAGAATCCTGGCCGATGATCCAGCGTTGTACCAACAATATCGCGATAGTCAAAAATTACAAGAGGCATATACAAAAGCAGCTGGGGTATCGTTTGGCACCTTTGGTACAACGGCAGAACAGGCAGCTCGTGGATTTGAAGGAATTAAACAATTTTTAGGTTCTCAATTACCACAAAACTTAACACTGGAGTCAGACGCACTGTACAACTCTTGGAATCTTGCCACGGATAAACAGGCCTTGGATAAGATATTGTTGTTCTACGCGCAAGGAGGTCGGCCTGAATTTCCATTTGGTAAAGACATCAAAAACAATCCAACACTGTTGTCTCGTTTAGCCAGACGTGAAGGCACGCGGTTTTATGGACGCAGCGACAAAATGGGCGATGTGGACAATATCCCTAGCGAGTATCGTGAAGAACTTCAAAACCTTAAAACAAGCATTGCAGATATTAACCAAGCGACCGATGCTGTAATTGATAACATGCTTGTGGAAGATCCTGGTGACAGGACACAGAAGTTCAACGAGTATTTTGAAAAATATATTGGTTCAAACAAAAAACTCTCTCAAAAAGAGAAAGATGCTTCATTGAACGCCGTAATGAATCCAGAAACGCAACGTTACTATAAACAGCTACGAGACGCTCTTAAGCAGTATCGCAGCCTAGTGGGGAACGATCGTGCAAAAATAGTTTTCGATCCCGAAGACAAGACGGTCTACGGGGGTGCATTCGTCAATGGTAAATTCCAAGAAATCAGTGAGCAAGATCTGCCTAACGAATACAGTGAACAAATTGGTGAGGCGTTGGATCGGTGGCACGAAGCATATGCTGAGTTACTTGTTCGGACTAAAAAACATGATTTGCCTGTTTTGCGCGAAATGTACAAGTACGATCAGAAGGCCGAGAGCTATGCTAAAATAGACAAAGAAATCGATAAACAGGTTGCCAAAACACAAAAAATCCAAATAACCGACCAAATGGTTCAAGATTTTTATGACTCGGCGCAAGAAAAGTTACTGAAGCCTTTTAAGAAAAACCCACAAACGTCCAACAACAAACCGTTCAAACTGAGTAAAAATTCCCAACGTTGGTCTTCGTCGGATGATTCGGGCCCGTCCGTAAGTGACTTGCGGGACATACAACTTGATGAAGATGTGGATAGATGGCTCAAAATACACGCTAAGGATAAACGCAAGGCCGATCCTGCAGTTCTTACCAAAGCGGTACACGATCCTCAACTATATCAAAAGATAAAGGACATGTACGGTACCGAGGAAGAATTTGCTCGTTTATTGGGATGGGACTATCAGGCGGGCAAAACCCCCATGGGTGCATACGTCGATTCCACGTCTAAAGACGTTAGATATTCCACACAAGTCCAAGACAGAGTCGATCAACTGCGGGCGCAATTCACACCTTCGGCACAATACACAACTTGGGAAGATTACGAGCAAGCACTACAACATCAAGTTGTTGAGCACGATCGTTTATACACTGAATTCGACAATCGTTTACCACAAGATGTTGGTGATGTTGCCAAGGGCTACAGCGCGGATGCTACAGCTGCGGCTGCATATAGATTAATTGGTGCTCGTGTACGACAAGAATTGAATCCATTGTTACCTACACAAGAGCCAACCCAATCACTCCCCACACAAGAATTAACTCCCGCCTTAGAAGAGCGCACAAAAACAGAGGCCAAGAGTATTGAGGTGGATAAGGAGTCAGCGCAAGCATTGCAGGGAGAATCCGATGCTGTTAAAGATAAGGTTGGCGCACTAAAAGAGCTGATTACAGCACTTAAAGAAAAAACCGATGCAGAACAACAGGGCATTGCCGCCGATCAGAAAAGTGAGCAAGCTGTCGAAAAAAGCACAGAGGCAACGCATAAGCGACGCAAGAAAATTACGGCTAGCGACAGTCTTAAGCAACAGTTAGAAAACCAAAAAGTACGTGAGGAAATTGCAGAAAGCAAAGCCCGAGAGGCCGCCGCGTTGGCAAAAACAGGGAATGGCAAAGGCAAGACACAAGGCGCTGGTGAAAAGGAAGATTTTAATCAATATAAGAAAAATTTAAACGAAATCACCAAAGCCATGAATGAGCGCGACAAGATCGAAAAAGAGCTTGCCACGACACCTCAAATGCTATCCAAAGGACGTACCGCTCGTGAGCAGCTACTTGTGGAATATGAAGGTATTATTTCTAAGCTCACCACAGAAAACGAATTGTTAATCGAACAAGGCAGGTTGTCGAAAGACCAGGTGGCACAAATCGAAGCGGAAGCACAAGCGCGCCGTAAATTAAACTCGTTGAAAGTGCAGGGTGCCAAATATGGTGCTGGCAATTTCCTTGATGTTCTTGGCGCTAATATTAAAAACACAATTACTCGTATGTTTGACTATACGGGCGTATACAGAATATTGAATAAATTAATGGCGTCCATCTCGAAAATTATTCAGTTAACCAAAGAGCTCGATACGGCAATGTTTAACTTACGTGTTGTCACAGGCGGCTCGCGTGAAGACGCCACGGGATTAATTCGAGATTATCGAGCATTGGCCGATCAACTCGGTGCAACAACTGTTCAGATCGCAAACGCGGCGAACGAGTGGCTTAACTAAAAGTCTAGGTCACTATAAATCCCTTGAATTGCTGGGAGTTCCTAAAGTTGTATAAACCACAACATAAAGATGAAACACGCTTAAGTGTGATGGTTAAAAATTATACAAATTGGATAATCAGCAGCCAAGCTCCGAATAGGAGAAGGTTCAACGACTATTATGTACACCTAAGTGGGTGGAAGCAGGGGATGGAAATAAAAGGAAACTTTTATTCACCAAAGATATAGTCTGAACTTTTATGAAAATAAAAGAAAATTTTGAGGTGAAAGAAAAATTTTGCACCTCTTAATCTTTTGAAACGTAACGAAGTTCAAAAGTAACACAATTATAGGCAAGGTTACGAAGCACAACAGGCTGGAGAGCTTATTACCGCCTCAACTTATTTAAGTAAATTGGGTATGATTGAAGCCAGTAAGGCAACTGAGTATTTAACCTCAATGATTAAAGGGTTTAAATTAGAGGTGTCTGATGCTGTGGATGTCGTTTCGAAGCTGACAGCCGTTGATATGAAAGCAGCGGTGTCCGCCGCAGATATTGGTGCTGCTCTGCAAAACGTTGCCACGACGGCGCAATTGGCGGGCGTGTCGTTAGATGAGACGATAGCCTACGCTTCAACAATCATTGAAACCACCCAACGCGATGCGTCGAGTGTGGGTATGGCCCTTAATAGAGTATTGATAGTTATACTGGGGGCCAAAGGGGAATAATACATAACCCCCTTAAGCAAAATTTTTTCTAATTTCTTGAACCCCAGAGATGGGCAACAAGGAGGAACCCTTCGGGGACCTTGAACGACTGAACGAAAAAATCTCATGTTATAATGAGAGTGCGCCAGTCTGAACTACGGAATATAATCTAATAAAAAATCCGTGAGGGTTGGTCGAGTGTAGAGACACTCTTGGAAGCACCGCCCCGCCACACAAGTGGTGAGTAGTATTGAAATAACAATACGAAGTAACAAATTGTAGAACTATCATGTCCCGTTACGGCAACGTAAAAGCGGGCGCTTATACAAAAATGAATCTTGAGGCATCGTCTGATACCGATCTCGAGAATCTTAACGATATTGAAAAAGTATTGGGTAAAATTGGTATCAGTATTCGAGCGACCAATACAGAATTTAGAAGCTTTAGTGACGTTCTTGACGAACTGAGTGATAGGTGGATTAATCTTGACAACGTGTCGAAAAACGCGATTGCTACAGCTATGGCCGGTGTTCGTCAACGCGAGCAATTCCTTGTGTTGATGGAAAACATGGATCGTGCGGAAGAACTAGAAGAGGTTTCGGCGCATTCACAAGGCACGGCAGAGAGTAAGTATGCCGCATATATGGAAACTATTCAAAGCGCATCAAATAGACTGCAATCAGCTTGGGAAAACCTCGCTATGACTTTGGAGCAGTCGGGACTCGTTAAATTGTTTACCGATTTGTCCGTTGTTTTAATGAAAATACTTCTTCCCTCCATTCGAGCTGTCGGGACAGCGCTGATTCAATACAACGCTTTCAAAGTTCCTCTTTGGATGAAAGAGTTTTTCGCTGTGGGTAAAGGAAGGAGTTTTGTTAACGGCTTGGGACCTGCAAAATTTGCACAATATCAGAAAGATTGGAAGGCGTCCAAACTAGAAGATATACAAAAGAAACAGACCGAAGAGGCCAATAACAAATTGGCTCAATCTGCAACTGGTACAGCCTCTGCGCTAGACCAAGTTGCCGAGAGCGCGTCACAAGGGGCCGCCGCCGAAGCGCAAGGAACCAAAGAGGAAAACAAAAACACAAATGCTATTTCGCGAGATACAGAAGAAACCCAAAAACACGCCAAAGCAGTTGCTCAAGATACAAATCAGCAAAAAACAGGTGGTGTCCCTGGAGAAACGACGGGAGAAGGCGGGAATGTAAACAAATATTTCAAATCCGTCAAATCTAACATTCCTGGAGCCGCACTCGGGGGATTGTTTAGTGGTATAACCACTGGAATAGCAACCGAGGGCTCAATCGAGGCTCAAGTAGCCGCAGGCGCCGTTTCGGGGGGTCTAACCGCAATTCTTGGAACCTTCGGTGGGCCCATAGGTGCAATGATTGGCTCTACGATTGGCAGCGTTATTGCTACACCTATCGCCCAATTAATCGACGCAGAAGAAATCGCACGCAAAAAGCGCATTGAAACTGCATCAAAGCTTCTAGAAACTCTAAAATCGCAAGAAGCATCTCTCGAGAATTTGTATTCGGTGTCAAAACAAAGCAATCTGCTTTCCGATGATATCAAATCTATTAGAGAAAATGTTCAAGCCATTAAAGATGCCGATAAAGATACTGGGGCATTTAAAGACGCTTTTGAGGCTATTATTGGACAAGAGAAGTATTCTGATTTAATTACTGCGACAAGCTCTGCGTCGGCTACTGATTTATACTTAAATTTAGACTCTATATTAGCAGACGAGAATATATCGTCAAAAATCCGCTCTCGATTAGCAAAAGTAGCTAAGATGGCGCGTATCGATGCGGAAGATGCGGCGTTTATGGCCTCAAAAGAGGGCTTATCTTTAACCGCCGAAGAAGAAAAAGAGCGTTTAAATCGCGAGTTGAAAAAGGCGTATTTGGGGTCGGGTATTTCTGACGAAAGCTCTTTATCCTTAGCACGCCGAGGCGTCGCCGATGTAGAGCGACAAATTGCTGGTTTAGCCAATGTTGAATTAACTACCGAGGTCAAACGTTTGATTCAATTGCTGATGAAACAAGATGATTCGACTTCGGTTCAATCTTTACTGGCGGGGAGTCGTTTTACTTTGTCGGATATAATTAACAATACTTACGGACTCAGCACAGAGGTTCAAACCGACTTGTTGAATCAAGCAGCCCTCGCTCTTGGCATGACATTAGACGAAGTTAGGATTCGAGTGGATGATTTTGGCTTATTAACAATAGGGGATTTAAATTCCTCAATTAGCGATTTGTCCGAATCTTTAGAATCTTTAACTTCGTATTTTGATGAACTAATGTCAACGGGAACCTTATCTGTCGAATCTTTGCGAGCTATCATTGCGAAAAATGGAGCAGAAGCTACAACCATCGGACAAGATAATCTATCTTTGGTTACTGGAGCCATGGAACAAGAATATAGAGTATTAGGTGGCCAATTATTAAAAGATTGGACTAGCGGTACCGCTTCGGGGGCAAAAATTTATGAAAAACTTTTGAACGACCCTGCGATGAAGAAGGTATTAGAGACGCTTGATCAAGGAGGGTTTAATAAAGATAGCACTTCTATGGACAGTCTTCTAAAAGCTCTTATGACCCCTGGGTTTGGGGAACTTGATGAAGAAACACAAAACGATATTTGGGAACTATATCTCGACACTTATAAAAAGGCGGCTAAAAATATTGGGAATGTTACAACGGCTGAGTATAACAAGGTGGTTCAGTCCGCACAACAAGCAATAGATCGCTCTCTAGAACGTCAACAAACTGCTCTTGAGGAACAGAAATCAGCACTTGAGCAAATCAACAAACAGCGCGAATACGAAAATAAACTTATCGAAGCTAAAATCAAGCTCGAAAATGCTCAAAACGAAAAAAAGAAAGTTTGGAGAGAGGGTATTGGTTGGGTTTACGAGGCAGACACCTCTGCCATTGCCGCTGCTCAAAAAGAGCTAGAAGAGCTAGACAATGAAAAAAAGGTGAACGAATTGCAAGTTATGATTGATGAGCTACAGGCTCAGCGTGATTGGATGAGTAATTTAACCGAAAGCAAAGAATTTGACAAAGCTCAAAAATTTATGAAAGACTGGGCTGGGAATGCTAAGTCAACAATGGACGTTCTGAAATATTGGGAGAATGTAGTTGAAAATCCCCCAACATTTGACGTTCTTGAAGATAATAAAGAATTGCAGAAACAGCAGGTAGAATCTGAATATTATAAAAATGCGCAAACGGTAGAGAGCCTGAAACAAGCTTACACTGACTTGACCAAGACCAAAGGAATGCAACTTCTTCTCGGGGGAGGCTCTTTAGCTGATTTGGGGAAAATGGAGTCTAAGGATATTGATGCTTTCAACAGTGCTAGGGGTGCGTTTGAGGAGGCGTACGATAATGCCTCTAAATATTTAAATAACGAGACAGTCCGTGAATTAACGGGGTTATCGGGAGACGAAGGAGACAAGATAATCAAAGGTTATGAAGAAACGGTTGATAAAGTTCAAAAGAACAGAGGTGGCATTGGCAATATCACTTCTGGCATTGGGGCAAACACAGCCCATTTGTCAACCAAAGGTAATGAATCTTGGTCACCGTGGATAAAGAAGCAAATTGGAGAAGAGTGGCAAGTCACAGGTAACCAAAAAGCTTTGCCAGGCGGTGGAGAAAATAATACCTATCTCGATGACAAGACGTGGTGGTGGAACCAAAAGGCTCAGATATTCTTTTGGTCTGATGACAAACAAAAATGGATCTCGGTTAGGAACGCTAAGGAAAACCCAAAGAGTTATAGCGAAATGTTACATACCTCTGGCTTCCAGGGAAGGTTTTTCACACAAAATGGCGAGATTTATTACTTGGGGAAAGATGGTGTCATGTATGCTGTCGAGAAAGTTTCCTCTCACGCATTAGGCACTCTATCTACCGCCGGTGGCCTCTCTCTTGTTAACGATGATCCTCAATATGGTCTTGAAGGCATCATTACTCCTCAAGGTACTTTGACGGCTCTTCCATCGAAGTCTGGAGTTGTTCCCGCCGACCTTACGCGCAACGTATGGCAACTGGGCGAGGTTGCTCCTAACCTGATTAAACAACTTGTGGACATCAATGGCAAGTTCAGTCACACAACAGGGTTCGGAACCGACGAATCGTTTAATGTTGAACATCTGGATGTTCATATGGTTGCTCAACCTGGGTTTGATATGGATGACTTTGTGCGACAACTTCAAGCCGCGCGTAATCTCACTAGACATTCTTAATGTGTTTTAACTTATTTTACGCAGATTCCCCATTTATTAGGGGATTCTGCGTTGAAATAATAAAATCTTCATTTTATTTGAAGGTTGATAACGAGTTTTTAGCGACGTTCTCGAAAAAACGTCTCTTCCAAAATACTTTAGGGGGCTTAGTCCCGAAGGAGTGAAACATGAGTTATAAATTAACCCAAACGGGGCAAGAAGTTCAAGCATTGCTCAACCAGATTAAGAATGGTGGGCAATCACAAGTCACTGATGCGGTGTTGTATACCCCACAAAATCTCGAAGAAAAAGAACAAGAACAGGCAAGGAAAAATATAGGTGCCGCCGCCGAAAATCAGATTCCGACCGGCGCTGTATTATATTCACAAAAACAAGACCTCGAAAGTAATCAAAAGGCACAAGCGAGAACTAATATCGGTGCTGTGGGGCCAGAGCAGTTACCTACAAAGGTAAGCGAATTAGAAAACGATGCTCATTATATTACCGAAAACCAGGTGCCCGTTGCTCTTCCTCAAAAAACTGGTGCAATACAAAGTGGTGTTTTACCAACAACAGGGTGGAATACACTTGACGAAGGGTGGAAAGAAAACACATTGCCTGCAGACAGTATGTGGTGGAATGTAACCTATGGTAATGGTAAGTTTGTAGCAGTCGCAAGAGACAGTACAAATGGCGCATACTCAACGGACGGTATAACTTGGACTGAAATGCGTATGCCTGCCAGTAGTGATTGGCGCAGCGTAATCTGTGACAATGAAAAGTTTGTTGCGGTGGCATCTGGTAGCGCAAACGGAGCATATTCGACTGACGGCATAAATTGGGTTTCAACGACAATGCCTACAAGTCAACGATGGCAAAGTGCAGCCTACGGTAACGGCAAGTTTGTTGCAGTCGCAGGTAGTGGCGACAAAGGGGCATACTCAACGGACGGTATAACTTGGGCTGAAATGAGTATGCCGACAAGTCAAAGTTGGCAAAGTGTAACCTATGGTGATGGTAAGTTTGTGGCGGTTGCGTATAATAGCAAAAAAGGGGCATACTCAACGGACGGTATAACTTGGACTGAAATGAGGATGCCTATAGGTCATAATTGGCGAATAACCTACGGAAATGGCAAGTTTGTGGCGGTTGCAGTGGATTGGCGGGACGGGGCATACTCAACGGACGGTATAACTTGGACTAAAATGCTTATGCCAGCGAGTAGATTTTGGGAAAGTGTAACTTACGGCGACGGTAAGTTTGTTGCAGTACCAACTGATAGCAACAAAGGGGCATACTCAACGGACGGTATAACTTGGACTGAAATGAGTTTGCCTGCAGGTCATAATGGGTCTAGTGTAGCCTATGGAGACGGAAAATTCGTGGTCGTTAGCAGTGGTGCAAACGGCGCATATTGGGACGTTGCAGGAACGCCTATCTACACCATCTCCGACACTTCCATAACTGCCAACAGCGACATCCTTATGGAACTCACAGACGAAGGCGGAGTAAAGTCCTATTCAATGGAAGCAGGCAAGATAACCGTTATCCGCGACGCAGTGCCTACACAGCCTATCCCGTACACCTACAAGGTCAAACAGACGAACGCAAGTGGGCAGTTTACTTTGGTAAATCACTTTGTGCCGAATGTCCCCACAAAGACAAGCGAACTTACGAACGATAGCGGGTTTATAACTTCTAGCGACATACCTACAAGTGTACCTGTTTCGTATAAGAAAGTGAGCGGGGAGTTACCGACAAGTGGGTGGATTTCGCTCGATGAGGGGTGGAAACAAAATACACTGCCTGCGAACACTGACTGGAAAAGTGTAACCTACGGCGACGGAAAGTATGTTGCGGTTGCATTTTATAGTGATAAGGGCGCATATTCAACTGATGGTATTACTTGGACAGAAATGAGTATGCCAGCGGTTGGGAGTTGGATAGTAACCTACGGTAACGGAAAGTATGTTGCAGTAGCGAGTGGTAACACAAACGGAGCATACTCAACTGACGGCATAAATTGGACAGAAATGAATATGCCAGCGAGTAGAAGTTGGAACGGTTTAACCTACGGTAACGGAAAATTTGTCGCGGTTGCTGCCAGTAGCGACAAAGGAGCATACTCAACAGATGGTATTACTTGGATAGAAATGAGTATGCCATCGAGTAGAGATTGGGCGAGTGTAACATATGGCGATGGTAAGTTTGTTGCAGTTGTAGTCGATAGTCTGTATGGAGCATACTCAACTGATGGTATTACTTGGACGGAAATGAGTATGTCCGCGAGTAGAATTTGGCGGCGAGTAACCTACGGTAACGGAAAGTTTGTTGCAGTAGCATATATTAGCGACAAAGGCGCATACTCAACAGATGGTATTACTTGGACAGAAATGAGTATGCCCACCAGTAGAAGTTGGATAGGCGTAACCTACGGCGATGATAAATTTGTTGCAGTAGCATATAATAGCGACAAAGGCGCATACTCAATTGATGGTATCACTTGGACGGAAACTACTTTGCCATCGAGTATACGCTGGAATGATGTAACATATGGCGATGGTAAGTTTGTCGCTGTTGCACAGAGTAGCGCAAACGGTGCATACTGGAAAGCTGCCGCTGATGTAACTTACACTATCTCCGACATTGATATTACCGCAAACACTTCGGTCAAAATGTACTTAACCGACGAGGGCGGCGTAAAGTCTCAAAGCAAAGCGAATGGCTCTATAACGGTTATCCGTGATACCGTGCCGACAACACCTATTCCTTACGAGTACGAGGTCGAACAAACGAGTGCCGAGGGACTTTTTGAAGTCATAAATGCTTATGTGCCTACCAAAACAAGCGAACTCACGAACGATAGCGGGTTTATTACCCAGGCTGCTATCCCAACTAAAGTTAGTCAACTTGCCAACGATAGTGGTTTTACTGATAATATTGGTACAATCACTCAAATCAAAATCAATGGCGAGGTGAAAGAACCGAAACCCAGTGGTCTCATTGATCTTGGCAATATTACACCAGAGCCTACGGATTGGACAACGGTGCCTATCACTACGGCTTTAGAAAACGGGAAGACTTATGTTGTTAAACTTGACACCACGCCTTATCCGTTGACCGCAATCTTCACAATGAGCGAAGCTCTGGATGCTATTGACGCCAACGTTGTTGGTGGCACGCAGCGGGGAACAGATGGAGCGTCCACGTATGAGCTTCAGTCTGCAACCATTACAGTGACAGATGGTAAGTTGACTGGACTCAAATCGACTAATCTGGTTTCTAATGCCAATCCCGGCGCGGCGAATTTGGCTTACAGTGAGTCAACATTTGCTGACTTGGGAATTACACAATATCACTATGTGGAATTGTTAAATACAGTGGGCGGCGGTAGTGCCGCTTCCATAACATACACCAAATTGGCCGGAGGAGTTCACTTCGAGTCGTCATATCAATCTGCGTCAAATGCATTCTTTGTTAACGCAGATGCTGCTACTTGGACGACATTAGGAGGAGATGGACCGAAAGCGTTAACAAGTACAAGTGATTTAGGACTTATTGTTGGCGATTCGTACAAGATATACGTTAACATTGATGGAACGGAAAAATCATTTTCTGGTACAGTGGCTGATGGCGCATCTGCACTAGGAGTTAGTGGCTCTAAAATATTGATGCTTGACGACGGTGAACAGGGTTTTGTCATTTATGACCATTGTGATTTTAGTCAAGGTTATCCTCAAAACGGCAATGGGTCGATTATTATCGCAAGCCTTTCATCGTCACCGACGTCAGCGAAGATAACCAGTTTTACAGGTACATTAAGAACGGTTTCTCCGGCAACAATCACTAACCCAGCTATTAAGATAAATAGTGCGGTTACAATGTATATTAACTCAGATATTATTCTCGAAGGAACGAAAACCGATGGAAGTCTAACTCTTTCTGCAAGCGATGGCGGGTCTGTAGCTTATGAAATGGAAATACTCGACACTCCGACGGAAGGTTTATTTGAGGTTGTTAATAATTACATTCCAACACCACAGCCCATCCCTGTAGCATTGCCACAACAAACCAGTGTAGTAAAGACAGCAAAATGGACAAAGGGAGAAACCACGGTTTCTGTGACCGATAGTGACATTACTGAAACAAGCGATGTTGTTGTCAATATTTTTTATGAAGGTTCATTAGAGATTAGTGGAGGCAAAGGTGGGTTTACGATTGAGAGCGATGTTGCAGCCGGAGGCAATCGATCATTTGAATATAAAATCAAACAAACAAATAACGAGGGTCAATTCACTGTTGTAAATCAGTATACCCCCAGCACGCTCCCAATCGAATATGAATATTTTAACGGAGTTATTGACCAATGGGAAAGCAAAGTCCCAGAGGCGTTTTTTATTGGACAAGATGCAACAAAATGGTCGGGGCCCGATGGTGGCACCTTGGTCGTGAGTGCATCACGGTTTGGTCTAATCGTTGGTAATCAATATACACTAACCGCCAATGTGAATAACACGGCACAAACTTTCACCGCCACCGCTATTTTAGTCACCAACGAGGATTTTTCTTTTCCTGGGTTGGATTTTAACTTGGGCAGCGACCAACATTTTGTGATATACGATTGTGTGGCTTATGAGAACGACAATATGACATCAGGGAGCGGTTCTATAGTAATGCTTATGGCTGGTGTTAGCAGTTTTGTGGTTACGGCTTTTGAGGGCGAAAGACAAAAACAAATTACAGCGACAATTACGAATTCGTGGATTACTACAAACAGCGCGGTTACAATGTATGTGAATTCTCCCGCTGTATTGACGGGTGTGAAAACCGACGGACAGATTGTTTTAACGACAGATCGGGCAACACCAGTAAATTATAGTATAGAAATTTTTGACACTTCTACCGAAGGAATGTTTAAAATTATCAATAGTTATATACCAAGTGCCCCTCCGTCAATCATATCAAAAACAATTACCAACACCAGTTCCAATATTAGTATCACGGGCACTAGTGAGCCATATTTGTGTACAATAACTGACTCAGATGTTACTACTGCAAATTTCGTGAGATTATATCCTTTAGACGAGGATACGGAAACTTGGTTAAATGATAATACGTCGTCCAGTATTATTACCGAAAGCAGTGGAAAATTTACATTTAAAGTTACTACCAATGCGCTCCCACAAACGTTCACTATGAAATATTTTATTCAGTGAGGTACTTATGGGGTATATTGAATTAAAAACTGGACAAGTAGCCTTAAGACCAAGTGCACCGCCTCCAAATTGGCAAACCATGACAATGCCCACAAAACGTGCGAACGATATCGTATTTGGGAACGGCAAATTTATGATCGTTGGTTCTACCACCAATCCTGAACAAACAACGTTTACATATTCTACCGACGGGGCGAATTGGGCAACAACACAGATAACAGGGGTATATGATCGAATTGGTGCCGGCGGAGGAAAGTTTGTCGCGTTAGGTAGTGGAACAACTGGAGTATGTTCTACTGATGGGGTGTCGTGGGAAACGATGACGATGCCATTTAGCGGCTCTTGGGCCAACATCACTTATGGTAATGGTAGGTTTTTGGCAATGGCGTCCTCTGAGAAAAAAGACTCGGGCGAATACGCAGACACTGATAAATGCGCCTATTCTCTTGATGGAATACATTGGGAGGTATCCGTTTTGCCTCTCACTGGCACATGGGGATATGCCAGTTATGGAAATAATACTTTTATCGCAATGCGGGATAACTCTACGGTGATTGCTCATTCACCAGACGCGATTACTTGGGATTATTCTTTCGTTTTTAAAAATAGTATAAATACTTGTAGTATTTTTGGGGGAGACCGATTTATTGCATTAACAAACAATATAAATACTTGGTCCTCTGATCGTGGTATATATTCTTTCGATGGTAAATCGTGGGCGGAGCTTCAATTACCGTCTGACTTAGACTGGGAGTCGGCCGCGTATGGTAATGGACGATTTCTCGCTTTTGCTTCGAACGAGGGAACCCCCGTGGGGGCGTTGTCTACTAATGGTACAAGCTGGAAGCCTATGACACTCCCCTCTTTGCCACAGGTGAGTTCAATACATGCCGCTTATGGGAATGAACGGTTTGTAGTGGTTATGAATTACAAGGACACTGCGTTCTACTGGGATTTAAGTTCCAAAAATTAACAAACCGTTTTCAGTAACTCAAAACTTAATTTATTTTTTCATGTCTGGGTGGCCGAATCACCTGGCCCCCAGACAACAAATAAAACAATACTTTTCTTCGGGAGGCAATGATATGCCAGACACAAACCGTTTTAATAAAAAATGTAAATTTTTAATTCCCGACGGGAATTTTTATTTGTGTGCCGCAACTGAAAGCGACCGCATTAAGAATTGCATCTCATTTTGCCCAACCGAGTGCAAAAAATTTCAAAGTAAAAAAGGTAAAACAGCCGAGGATTCCTCGGTAATTGAAGGAGGAACAAATGGCAGTTTATAAACCTAATTATTGTTATCCTTATCTTGAACCCGTGGATTTAACCATCCCGGATGGCGAAAAATATTTTACTTGCCAAATTGACACGTCGAATATTGCAATCACGGGTTACAAGATTGAGGTTTACGACGAAAACAATACGCTGGTATTTCCAAACGAGAGCAATAAAAACAAGATTAGTCCCGTGAGTGAGTTACCAATTGTAACAAATATAGATGGCTTAAATGGAAGCGAATTGCGTATTCCATTTATTCAACATTTTAAACCCAAAATTACCACATCGTATAACGCTATTTATTTTAAGGCGACAAAGTATGTGGATTATTATCAGTCGACACCATTAGTACCAGGAGATGGTCATTCATTCGCAATTGGTTACAATGGTCAATTTTGTGAGCTGATTAAAACAGATCCCGAAACCGGAGTTCGAACTCTAGAACCAGTTGTGGTTGATGATTCTCTCATATTTGTTGGAGATACGATTTTAGCGCCTGGCGCAAACGATACTATTTGCATTTATACGGTAACCACAGAGGGCTTGTCAGAGGGTGTTGAGCTCACAAACAATGATATTATTTACGTAAAGAGTGGGGACACGTATAGTGGAAGTGTTTTCCAATATAATGGGGGAGCACTAATCCAGTCCACAGATGGCGTGTGGGTAGACTGCAACGAAAACCCCCTATCTCTATCTAATCAAGGTAAGACATATAAATGGCAAATCACTCTGTACTCTGGTTCTAAGGGTGCTATTACCGAATCGAAAATTATCGATCCACAGGAACCCCCTCTTCACACCATTAGTTACGACGCAATGGCCGATTCCGAGTTTGACACACTGTTAACTAGTGGAACAATTTTGGGCTCAACTGAAGATAGGATTCAAGGTCCAATAAGTGATAAGATTTATGCCAAACAATGGCTGCAGTTGTTAAGAGAAGTGCCTGGAAACACGTGGGCAAAAAAAGAATGGGCGAATCCTGAGAACCTACGCATTGATGGTATCTGGACAGACGGTGAGAATGTATATTATTCCTACGATGACGAACAATATCAACTAGACAAATCGACATCGACCTGGAAACCGAAAATCTGGAACGGAAAGCTCACAAAGTTTCGCGGTGCAAATATCTGGACAGATGGCGAGAATATATATTATTCCGATCTCGATCTAACTACAAACAAACCCAGAAATTATAAATTAATTGATGATTCTAAATGGGAAGAAACGTCTTTGGATGGTTTAAAGGACGTATTAGACAAGGGTCAGCTATATAGCGAGGACATCTGGACCGATGGAGAAACCGTATATTATTCTCATGGCGCTGATCAATATAAACTAGATAAGGCAGCCTCTAAGTGGTCTACACAGTCTTGGGGGGATGGCTTCACCCCAGGTAATGGTAAGTACATTTGGACAGACGGTGAGAATGTATATTATTCCTCTGATTATAATCAATATCAGCTTAACAAAACCACCAATCCTTCCTGGTCTAAAAAGACTTGGTATGGGGTAACGACTCGGTTTTGGGGAACAGACATTTGGACCGATGGTAAGAACATATACTACTCTTATCAAACACCTGATCAAACACAACAACATCAGCTGGTAGACAAAACAAACGGCACTTGGTCGGATAAAACCTGGGACGGATTCTCACCGGCTTGGGGAAGTTGTGTTTGGACCGATGGAACCAATGTTTATTACTCCCATTATGCCAACGGGGAGAACACTCAATATCAACTTCTTCTTGAACCATCTGCCCAGGTTGGTACTCGCACTTATATAGAATCATACAGTCAGAGCCTAGGGCATATTTATCCTATTTCGGGTGATTCGCGCGGCTTTAGCAACGATGACCTATATGGAGTAAATCCAGCCACGCACTTTGCGGTGTATAAATATTCCAATGATCCAGAACACATAACCTCACAGAATTCTGTCGATCAGTCAATCAATTTTGACTTACAGCAATGCGGAGCTACATATACTCAAGGCAATTATTCGTACGAGGTTACGGGTAAAGATGATATCGATACGTTTAACAACAAGTGTAAAGCACTTAATACAACGCCACTGTGCAACTACAAACATGACGAGAAACAAGATAGTTATACAGCAGATTATGGTGGCCAGTCGGTGCTGATTTGGAATGAAAAAGACTCATCGACCAATCCGTTGACGGGGTATTTCACGATTAATTTCACCACATCGCAAGGATCTGACGGAAAGAATATACCCAAGTTTACATTTTTGATGGCTTACGCCTATCGTAAGATTTCTTCGTATATTGGTAAAGTATTTTTCGTCAAAGATGGTTCATTTATGAATCAAAATATTGTGTCCAAAGCAGAGGCAACCGGCGACAACGACATTTTGTCATTAAGCAAACCTATTACGTTTATAGAAGAAGAACCTTTGGAAATTTACCCTGACGCAACCGATAAGCTCCACGGTGAAATTTTCAAAAATAGTGCTGGCAAGGTCTATGTTTCTCCGTTTGTTGGACTACAAGCGGGGGCGAGATTATATGTTTCCGGTGGCACGGTTATCAAAGCGACAGAAGTTGATACGACCAATTGGGCTGTCACTTATATACCAGACTCACCAGCATCAAAAGAGCCCTACCCCTCAATTAATCCATTAAAATATGAAATTCGCACTAACTTTAAATCAAGTGACGAAACGCCGTTTTATGCTTATGATTCGCCGCGTCTCGTACCTTGGGTTTTAGAACATCTAGCGGTTGCAAACGAGCATGGGCACGAGTTTCTATTAGAATCCGGTGGGGAAATTTTAACAGTGCCGATTTTGTGTTCACAAAAAGTTGATCGCCGTTATATCGAAGTTGGCGGTCAATATTTACAAGCACAAAATAAATCTTGGACTTCATATCGTTGGTTATTGGTTGACGCATATGGTAATATCATTCAAGATACTGGCAAGCAATATGATGGTGCCATTAGGACGACCTTTTATGGATTAGATGGACCCACAAAAAAAGCTGTAGAAAATCACGAAGCGATACCTAATGTTTACTACATTGTGTTAATCGTAGAAGACGAATTGGGCAATGTGTTATTAATGGGTATTAAGATTGAGGTTACTATCGATCCTACCGAATTGATAGCGCAGTTTTCAGGAGAATTTGATTGTAAGACGCATTCGGTTAAACTGGGCATTCAAGATTATGGTTATCCTGCTTTATCAAAGGATGAAAACAATCAAGCACTCAAGCTTGGTAATTCCGATGGTGTGGTAACGTCTACAGAAGATGCATCATCGTATGTTGGTTTACAAGGGGTTGATAAGGGGGAAAACGACGCGAAAACGCCCTCATGGAAGGCTACTTCAAAAATGGTACTTCCTTTAGAAGGAGCACAACTTAAGCGATTCTTTAAATATCAAACTGACCAACTTGACAACATTACACAAAATCCCAGTAAAATGGTTGCCAATAAGGAAGGTAATATAGAATTCCACACACAGGTGGAGTTAGATGCCAACTTCTGTGGCGACATCTTCACATATGTGGTTGATATCGGTGACCGTTTTGGCAATACAGATAAATTACGCATTTCATTGGCGTTACCAGAGAACTTTTTAACATTACAAGGGGGCGATAAGGCATGAAAGGAAATATAGAAAAAATTTACGGCGTAAACCTTGTTGGTTCTCAAGATCCCAATGCGCTTATACGTGTGGATGATGCAGTGGGATTGAATATAACAGTTGGCACCTCGGAAATCACAAGCGATTTTGATAGTTGCTATCCTTGGAGCGATATTGAAGAGGTGACAGACAAATTTGGGAATGTTTTTATTAAAATCCCAAAGTTTTACAGCAAAATTACGAAAAACTCGGACGGAACTTACAAACATCAACTGTCAGGAACGAAACACGAGGGCTTTGATACGTTGTTTAAGGTCGGAGAAAAAGAGATTGACTATGTAATGGTTGGGAAGTATGAGGGAGGTGGCTCGTCGTTCAAAGTTTGCTCGAAATCGGGACAAACGCCGCTTGTGAACACCACAATGGATCAGTTCCGCAATGGGTGCAAGGCGAACGGTGCAGGCTATCAGCAGTACGACTTTTTAATTGATTTGATTATCAAAGAGTTGTGGCTCGTGGAAATGAAAACCACAAACTGTCAGTCAATTATGTACGGTTATGTGGTGGGAAACCAATTCAAAGGAATCACGGGTACTACAGACAGCGTTTCTACTCCTTCTGGTTCACCCGTGAGTAACACTGACGGCAGACACGCTTGCAAATATAGGGGAATTGAAAATCCGTGGGGCAACGTATGGAAATGGTGTGATGGCATATCGTTCAGTAACAACTCAGTGTACATATGCACAGAACCAAACTTTTATGAAGCGGCAAAAGTCACAGTACCTTATGTATATTACGGCACTTGTCCGTCAGACAGCGGATATGTTAAGACCGTGGCTCCGCTCGCGGAAGGCTCGCTCGTTCAATATGTTACTGCGGTTGGAGGGGACAGAAACACTTATTATTGTGACTCGTCTTATAAAGGTGGAACCGTTCTCGCCTGCGGTGGGGGTTGGAGCAATGGTGGGGTCGCTGGCTTGTGGTGCTGGCATGGTAACGTTTCTGCGTCGCTCTCGCATCCTGACTTTTGTGGTCGCCTTTGCTATAAACCAGTTGTTTCTTTTAACCCTTCGCGTAATCGTCTTAATTGTATGGTTAAGAGCAACTCCACTATGCTCAATTGTGTTGGACTGCCTATGTTCCCATTAGCGACAACAACTACCGAAGCGTTTTACTTACAACCCGCATCGTGGACCGAAGGTTCCGAAACGGGCGACTTAACCAAATATGGGAACACAGAGCTCGAATACCTCAATTATCCTCATCCTTTTGACACCCTCACCGGGGAGCAGATGAGATATGACAACATTAATGAGTATATTAATACAAAAAACCAACGAACGATTGGAGAATGTTGTTTGCAGCCCATTGCCACATTGGGTTGGCAACCACAAACCTGGACAGGATTAACGGATTTTAATGGTGGCGATGTTTGGACCGACGGAGCTCGCGTGTATTACTCGAGTTCATCTAAACAATACCAATTAGAGCCCTACACTTCAGTTTGGACGCCTAAAAAATGGCAAGGTCCGTTAAATTATTTTGACCTTGATGGAAAGAACACTTGGAGCGACGGGTCGACGATTTATTACTCAGCAAGCGTTGAAGAACAATATGAACTTGTTCCAAATACTTCTACTTGGATACTCAAAACCTGGAAAGGGTTTACACCTTTACAAGGCGAGAATATCTGGACCGACGGAACAAATATATATTACTCCACTAAAACGAAAGTGAATTATCAATTAGACAAGACCACCTCGACGTGGAATAAAAAAACTTGGGGAGGATTGTTGACGGATTTTGAGGGTAAGAACGTGTGGACAGATGGAGAGAACATATATTACTCCTATGGCAATTTTCAATATCAATTAGATAAATCAACCTCTACCTGGAATCAAAAAACTTGGAACGGATTGAGGTCATTTAATGGTTCTAGTATTTGGACCGATGGGACAAGTGTTTATTCCTCCGCCGGTCAATATCACTATCAATTAGACACATCTACCTCTAATTGGAGTCAAATAAGCTGGACGGGGTTAGTGTCATTCGAAGGATTTAACGTTTGGACAGCTAACAATAATGTATATTATTCCCTTGGCGAACAGCAATATAAACTACAAGTACCTAAAACCAACCAATACAATGTTTGGACTGACCTAAAACGAGTTCAAATTGTCACTCCAGCAGGGCCTCGTGTGGTACAAACCCAAGAGCCCGCTACATGGGACGATACCAAGTTCTGGGTTGAGGGGTGGGATGACAGCACCGATACCCATATGGTACAAGTCAAACGTCACCCACAATTAACCAATAAGCTGCTTAATATTGATTGTTATATGAACAACATCGACGATTTGTACACAGGGTTGGACACCTGTACTCTCTCGTATGAAAACGGCGCTGATGGCAATTCTGGGACGTGGTATCTCAAAAGGGGCGACTCGACCTACATTACGCTCAAAGTCACACAAACACAAAAGCAGGAGGGGCAATCATGAAAGAAGGACTAAATAGATATTGTGAAATTTCATTCTCTGGTCGCCCCGCAGAGTCTGAGACATACGACGTATTCAATGCAGACACAAAAGTCTATACCATTGGGTATGATACAAAACAAAAGGTATCCTATTTTTACCAAAAACAGTGGGACGGCGAAACTACTCCAACGAGTGTGGAAAAACCAGACAAGTATGCTAAATTATTTAACGACCATGGCGAAATCGGTTATTTGATAATCACAGATGGGACCTTCCATGCAGAAACCGATTATGGGGTATACAAAATAGCTTCTGGTACACCAGGTAACTCTTATTCGATTTACAAAAAAGAGGTGGCCGATGGTATTACGTACTATTCACCGGTGGCCATTGACACTACTCAAACGACGGTGTACGACTTCAACGTTACCGCTGGGCGAGAATATCAATACATCGCTTACTCTGCAGAAGGCAATCCAACTGCGATTCAGAAATTGGCACAACCAATAAAAGTAGATTGGGATTGCTGGAGCTTAACAGAGCTCACGCCCGTCAAAATAGACACAGCCAGCCCAGCTATCAAAAAAGCTTACGTAGCAAACCCCACTAACGTTTGGTTGTTCAAATATGACGTAGAATCAGGCGATCAAGCACAGAACATTTCTAAAACAGAACAAAAGACGCTTGGTCAGTTCCCAAGATTTGCTCACGGTCGCCAGAATAACATTTCCAGTTCTGTAAGTTGCTATTTGGGCAGCGAAATTATCAATCTGGGATGTTTAACCGAGGAGGATAAGATTCCGTATGCACAAGGCTATCTGGAAAGACTTCCTTGGAAATCTCATTTGACTACCAACCAAAAGGTTATGATGCTACAAGAATGGCGTAAGGTTGTGGCATCGAAAAATCCAAAACTTATTAAAGACCGTAAAGGGCAAGCCTTCATTGTGCAAATCACCAACGGTTCAAACAAACCAACCGACAACATCGGTTATCAGCCCGACAAAATCAATTTCAGTTGGACACAAATTGCTTCACTGGATGATACGATTATTACGGGCGGCAATTAAAATTTTTTCTTCAATTCTTTAGGAGGTGCAAAATGGCTCGAATTATAAAAACTATTGGTTTAGCGAGCGGAGATGTATTATCATTAAGTGTTATGAGCGGGGATACTTACTTAGATTCCAACGTGAGTATCCCAGAGCTTAACGATTTAATCAACTCTCCGATTTTGCGCCCCCGATATAGAATTTTTCTTCTTCATCCCGACGAAACAGTCGATTATCAAATTCCCGATGAAGATATTCTATTAAGTGGTTCGTCTTATAGTGAACAATATCAAAATGGTCAACGTCGTTCGTTGTCGTTTTCGCTCTATAATACGGATAAAAAATACACCCCCTCAGTCAACACCCTATGGGCGGAAACTAAATTCGCTCTCGATTTGGGTATTGAAAAAGATGACGGGAGCATTATCTGGAAACGCAGTGGTGTTTATGTGGCCTCGTCACTGACGCCGTCGGAAGATCCAGACTCCCAAACCGTCGCCGTACAGACTGGTGACAAGTTTTCGATTTTCGAGGGGAAACTTGGTACGCTTGAGACCAGTTATGAGATTCCTACAGGGACAGACATTGAAGATACGATTAGAGGGATTTTGCTCGGTTCAAAGGGTAATGGATACCCTTTGGATCCGGCCCCTATTATTTATCATTCAAGTTTTAAAGGGAAGAAAACTCAAGCTAAAATTAGCAAATCTGCGGGTGAGACTCTCGGTAGTATTTTGTTGGAATTGGCTAACCAGTTATCAGCAGAAATGTTTTATAATTCTAATGGTAATTTAACAATATTACCGACACAGGAAACCACGCTGGATATAGACAAACCTGTTATCTGTGAATTAACTGACAGCAATGGAGATTTTTCAGGGCTGTCGTTTGGATTACAGGTTAATAACATTGTCAACCGTGTCGTTGTTATAGGGGCAACAGTAGATGGAAAAGTTTATACTGCAATTGCAGAAAATGACGATCCTACTTCACCTCTTTGTTATCAACGAATTGGTTACAGAACTGGACCGGTTGTCAACGATAGTAACATTACATCGCAAAGTTTGGCTGACGACAGGGCAAAATATGAGCTGAGAAAACAATTGATTCTCAAGTCGTCAGTAAGTACAAACATCAGTTTTAATCCTCTATTGTCGGTTAATAATTTGATCGAAATCACAGATGAGTTTTTTGGATTAGACCACGAGAGGTTTTTGTTACAAGGTGTATCGTGTAGTTTGGACTATTCGGGGGCAATGTCGATTACAGTATCAAACGTGCGCAATTTACCATTTGCATCACGAATCTAGGGGGTAATTTATGAACAGAACAAGTTATGACTTTCTAGATGTGTTAAAGGGGACGATTGACGATAAGGTATCCACACTTGATCAGACTATCTATTGCAAGATAGTCGGTGTTAATGAGGACTATACATTGGACGTCACAATCGTGCCCGATGAGCACACTCGTGTCAGAAACGTTGTGAACGCTTCAAAATATGAATTTAAGATGGGTGATTATGGTATCTTATACAAGATTGGTAATAATTTAGCTAATGCGTTCATCATTGCTAAGTTGGGACCGTCGTATGCCGATAATCAACCCTTGAGTAAACAAGTGGCCGATGAGAATGTTGGCAACAATAATTCTGGGGGGACTATGGTCAATAATTATTATCAAATTACTCAAACCGCCCCCACATACACACATTTGCAAAGCACCCCCGCCGCAACGTGGACGGTCAATCACAATATGAACAAATATCCTAGTGTGAGTGTAGTTACTAGTGCGGGAGACATAGTTGGTGGAGCCGACGTCAACTATATTGATCAAAATAAATTAACAATCAGTTTTTCGGCAGCTTTCAGCGGTAAAGCATATCTGAATTAAAGGAGAGTAAACATGAGTCAAAAATGGTTTAACGGATTAAATTTACAACAAAACCAACTAGAAAATGCTGTAATTCAAAACTTGGCTAGCGATCCCTCGTCGGGGAAAGCTGGTCAAATTTATTACAACACCACAGATAATGGATATAGATATTATAACGGTACGGCATGGGTAAGCATTTCGGCCGATGCGATTAAATCAATTGTCGCCGGGAATGGTTTAACTAGCTCGACGAGTGGGAACGCGGTTACTCTAACGTTAGGCACTCCATCAACATCTGGGGCTGTTAGTGGAAACACGTTGGGCGATAACAGCGTTACAGAAAACAGTCACACCCACCAAATCCGTATCCCCAGCGCTTCCACAACCGAAAGAGGTATCATACAGCTAGCTACCGACACAGAGGTCGCCACTGGCACTGAAACAACTAAGGCAGTTACACCCAAACAGTTGGCAGCAGCCAAGCAGGACGCTATCAACAGTGCCAAAGTTACCATTCAAACTTCAGATGGCTTAACCGGTGGCAGCAGCACACCCGCAACCTCGTTTACCTTGGGGTTAAGTAATAGTGGTGTCACGGCTGGTACGTACAACAACGTGACTGTTGATGCAAAAGGACGCGTCACGGCGGGTTCGTCACAAGAATATGCAACAAAAACATATGTAGACACGCAGGATGATAAGAAACTCGACAAGGCCGGTGGTATAATAACTGGTGACTTAACCATTGGAGGGAACGTCACCGTTAATGGCACGACCACGACAGTAAATAGTAACACGCTGACGGTCAAAGATAAACTTATTGAAGTTGCCAAAGATAATACCACAACTCTCACTTCGCCTGCAGGTATTATTGTGCCGAAATATAATGGTACAGATTACGGCGCGCTGGTCATTGACAGCGATGGCAATGCCAAGGTTGGTGACGTCAAATTGACGGCCGATGGTGACATTGATGTTAATAACAGCGATCTCCAAACGCTTGCAACCCGTACTAACCTTGTTGATGGTAATTTGGTACAATATGACGGCACCAAGCAAACACTTGTGGATAGTGGTAAGAAAATTGGTGATTTAGCTCTTAAAACCGATATTCCGACCGTTCCTACCAACTATGTAACAACGGACACTAAACAAGATATTACTGGCGAAAAAGCCTTTAAGAACACAAACGGTTTAAGCACTAACCGTATTCATAATTTAAGCGGGAATGAGGTGTACGACTTTGACGGCACTAATGTGCGCCTTGGCTCGGTTTCAACGCCCACTCATATTAGGGGCAGTGAGGCGCACCCGAAATACGAAATGTCGAGTGGCACTGCTGGCGAAACCGTTAAAAAGGATATTGCTCTTGTAGAAGATATTAAAACCACAAAAGTAGATAATGCTGTATATGCGGATAGTGCTGGGAAAGTTGCCAATGAACTTGAAATTATTGGAGTTGACTATGGTGGTACTTCAAATGCGTTGCATTATACAGGGGATGCGTACCAAAGGCTGTATTTTTCAAAAGATGACTTTACGATTGTGGCAAGTGATAATGTTTTGATTCAGGCATATCTGTGCCCTACGGGTGTAACGGCGGGAACATACAATACTGTCACAGTCGATACAAGGGGGCGCGTGACTGCCGCATCGAATGAAAATTATCCAAAAAAGATTGTGCAATCTATTACAGGGGATGGTAGTAAAACCTCGTTTGATGTCGCTCATACGTTGGGCGCCGATGTGAGTGTTCAGGTTTATCTCAAAAATCAAACGGTTGGGGCGTACACGGCCGACGAATTGGTGATGGTGGACACTTATACTAGGAATAATACAGTGACATTGTTGTTTGCGACCGCTCCTACTACCGCACAAACATTCAAAGTAGTAATTATTGGATAATTTCTGTCACATTGAGTTGACAAATCAATTAAAACAATGTATAATAGTAATATATTAAAAATAAAATTACACATTTATTGCCCAAGGAGGTGACACCGCGTGAAGAATTATAGTGACATCACAGAGAGTCTAGATATCACGACAAAGCAATATGTTGATCAAGGTTTATCTTCTAAGGCAGACATAAGCGAATTGGATAAACGCGTTAAGCTTTCGACAGCTAACGCAACCGTAGGCGCAACGGACAAACCGATTTATGTAAAAAACGGCACCGCAATGGTTGCTACCGACGTGATGAAAGAGGCTTTTCTGCAATGGGGTGGAAAAAACTTTTCCGCTGATTATGGACCTCTTGACGCCGCCTTAATCTCCGACCTTGGGGCTGACAGGTTTGCTTTTATACCCGCAGCCAAATGGCAGGTTGAATATTCACGCGACAATGGTAGGACTTGGCAAGATTATGGTGCTACTGACGTGCAAAAATTATCTTTAACGTCGGTGGGTACCAGTTTGTCCATTGGTAAAGCGACTTCTGAAAATAAAGCGACTGCCGATTATAAGCTACGGCTTACATTAACAACCACAAATACTGTTTATTCTGTATTAAACAAATTTGCAATAGATGTGTCGACAAATGGTTCAACAGGGTGTTATGTCACCATCGAAGGGCGCACTAAAGCAAATGTAGACGCGGGGGCTAATACTTGGGTGACATTTGCGGAAAATATCCCTGTATCTGGTTGGTCAGGTTGGAACATCATTAACACATCAGGAATTACAACGCACGGGAATACAAATAATCAGTATGCAAATTTAAGGTTTACTTTTGGGTGTACAGGTGGAAGTTCTACATATTCTGGGTTGCAAATTCGTCGCCTGAAAGCATTCGGTGGTGTTGGTTGGCAAACACCGTCAAATATGGCGCAATATGGTTCTTTGTATCGATACGATTATTCACAAAATGCTTTGTTCCCTGCTGATGTGTATATTCAAAATAATATAAAAGTTGCAAGTATTAACGATGTACACAACGGAACTCTTACCATACAAAAGAACGGAGAGAAAGTTCAGACTTTCAGTGCAAACCAAAGTTCGTCCGTGACAGCAAACATAACAGTTCCTACAAAAGCAAGTGATGTCAATGCTTTGTCACTTGACGGCGGAACTATAAACAAGAGTAAGACTATTAAAATGGACGCCTCTGCTAATTCTGATGGGGCGAACTTAAAATGGGGAACAGTTAATCACAAAAATCCTTACATCGGTTATGCTTCCGACCAAGTAGATGGGACATTTGTTGTAGGAAGCTTGCTTGGTACTAACTATGCTTCTGGTCTTGCAATTGGTGGAGGTTCTGGTAATTTATTGTGGAAAGGAACAAAGGTAGCTACAACAAGCGATATAACGGCCCACAGCAACATCGTCGCCACTCAAACGACGTTGGGACACATCAAGATGTACGTTGAGGGCGACACATTATATTTGAACACATAGGTGAGTTATGGCATTAAAAGCAAACAATGTTTTAATAAAAAGTATTGAGGCGAATAATAATACCACTGTTGGAACGGCGACGCCGATTACGTGGGGGGCACCCATGGACGCTGTAAGTATGAAGGGGACACAAGTGTGGACAGATGGGGCAAACGTTTATTATTCATCGGATACATCCCAATATCAATTAGATAAAACCACGTCAACGTGGAATACTAAAACTTGGTTGGGATTAACAAGCTTTTACGGAGCAGATGTCTGGACCGATGGGGCCACAATGTATTATTCTCATCAAAGTCAACAATTTCAATTAAATAAATCTAATTTTACTTGGGAAGCAAAAACTTGGAGTGGTCTAACCAACGGATTAGGCCGATACGTGTGGACCGACGGTGATAACGTATACTACTCTAACGGCAGTAAACAGTATCAATTAAATAAAACCACATCAACGTGGATTTCAAAAACCTGGAGTGGTTTGACAACATTCAGTGCAGACGCGGTTTGGACCGACGGAATACATATATATTATTCAGCCGGTACAACACAATACCAACTTGATAAGTCTACCTTGACTTGGAACCAAAAAACCTGGGGTGGTCTAACACAGTTTGACGGATGGAACATCTGGACCGATGGTACCAATATATATTGGTCAGATGGTTCACAACAATATCAACTTGATAAGAGCACGGCTACATGGAGATCCCAAATCTGGAACGGCTTAACGTCGTTGAATGGCCATTTTGTATGGACTGATGGTACCAATATATACTATTCATACGATAATGATCAATATCAACTCCACCCTCCAATCCCAATCCACTACCTCTACAAAGGCGACACTTGTCAATGGGTGAAACCATACACTATCACTATCAAGGTAACTGGGACTCCCAATGCTAATATTAAGGTCATCATTTATCGTTCGAGTAACGCCAAAGGACAAGAACCGAGTGCGGTTTACGATTCCTCCGGGGGTGAAAGCTCGTATGTGATAAATGTAGCGTCGACGGCCGCTGATGGCCAACAAATAGTTGGGTATTATGGTGACACATTATATGTTAAGGCACAAAGTTATTCTAGTGGATCCGATAGGTATAGTATTAATGGACAATCTTATACCGTTACTGGAGACGAACAACTTAGTGTTAATGTGAGCCACTCTGTATCTTGTTCGTCGTGTCACACATCAGCAAGGACAATTCGTTGTAATGTAAAGTGTACCACAAATTTGCAGCACATTGGCGTATGTGGTGATACATCTACAACATCTGGTATGTGTATGAATTAAAATATATGAAATCAATTATTTATTCATTAACTGATAACATTTATAACGAGTTATTACGTTTAACAACACAACTGAGTGACAGTGTGGACAACTATAACTGGTTGTTGCGATTAACAGACGCAACCAAACAACAACTCGGTGTGACTCAAAAAACGCTCGACGATGCTTTTCAATTTTATACTAGCACATTAGAGGCGTATCATAAAAAAATTGAAGAGTTGTTTCATTTGTTGCAATTTTATTATCCCAACATGGTGCGCATCGAACCACAATACGATGGCTTAATTATAAAAAGAGAAGTTTTAGTATGGGTGAACGATTAGATAAACAGGTAACAATAACATTTCATATCACTTCCAATTGTAATTTGAGATGTACTTATTGTTACCAACAACATTGTGATACAAAACAAATTATTAAACTTGAAGACGCGAAAAAGACGATTGATTGTTTAATCAACCGAAAGCTTGGTAAGTCCACGCCTTTTGACGCGTTGGTGTGCGATGATTTTGATAATGTGATGCTAACTTTTCTTGGCGGAGAAGTAACTCTATATATGTCGATAGTGAACGATATATGTGATTACTTTTTCCGCCAGTGCCTCGAGCACAAATTTTATGATCTTGTGTCTCGTAGCCGTATTACTATTGACACCAACGGCACGACTTATTTCAACACAGATGTTCAAGATTTTATTCACAAATATAAAGATAAATTACTCTTTGCAATAACTATCGACGGACCTCGCGAGTGTTTTGATAAGTGCCGACGAGATAAAAACGGCAATTCGGTGTTTGATAAAGTCGAAAAGGCCGTTAAACAGCATTTTGTTGATTTTGGATATGAAACGACCACAAAATTGACATTCGCGCCCGACAACATTCAATACTTTTTTGAGAGCTGTAAATATTTGGCCTCATTAGGCTTTACACATTTGAAACATAGTATTGATGTCAACTATATCCCAGATGAAAAGTTTTTAACAGAATATAGACAACAGTTGTTAAAAACTATTGAGTGGATTAAAGTTACCCACACTCCATTAACGCTTTCCGCGCTGGAAGTGGAATATACAAAAAACTTGCAAATATGCACTTGTGGGTTGGCCACAAAAGCAGGCTTTGCAATTGATTGGAATGGTGATATTTATATTTGCTTCAGATTTTGCGAGGACAGTCAAGGGGCAAAGAAGATTCCTATTGGCAACATCAACACGGGTATATCCAATACTGCGTTTTTAGAACAAATGCAGTGTCGCAATTTTAATAATTATAAAAAAGAGTGCTTTGATTGCGAATGTTCGAGCGCTTGTAATGTTTGTCCGGCGGATAGTTATTATATGTGTGGTGATATCAACAAACCATTTCAACGGTGTGCTCTCACTAAGCTCGAAGCCGAAATGTCAAAAATATACAAAGCAAAATTAGGGAAATAACCCAACCGGAGGTAAACAATAATGGCAACCAATTATAAGATAAACAATGTCGATATCGACGAAATATATGAAACATTTGAGACTTCGGTTGCTCAACAATATGGTGTGACAGACAGTAAATTTACCGATTCTACCGCCAAATTTAAGAAAAACGGACAACCATTGAAAACCGCCATCGGGAAAACATTCCCCACAAGTGCAGGGACGCATCTTGGAGGCTCGAACACCTGTACTCAATACAAAGCAAATGGGCAGCCTATCGATGTAGCCCTTAAAGGTTGTAGACCCATAGGGATTCCATTAGCAACATTATCAGCAGGTACACATTATGTAAACCGCATAAACGGGGAGACCTGGCTTTCGACAAGTGCTAATTCCGCAACAGGAACACGCTTGAATTACAACCCCAAATATATTTTTGTAGAAATTCAAGGCGGAGGAGGTGGAGGTGCAGGTAGTTCTGGTGTCTGGTGCTCTGGCGGTGGCGGAGGAGGTGGTTATACTTTCACGGGTATAGCACTTCCTGAAAATTCATATATAAAAATAGTTGTTGGCGAAGGTGGTCACCGTGGAGAAAACAGAGAAGATGGTCACGACGGTGGAATTTCTTACTTATATAATGCTAATGGTAGCATTATTTTACAGGCTAATGGTGGTGGAAAAGGAAGAAAAACTGACGATGGTCAAGGAACACCAGGTACTTATAGTGGTGGTAATGGACTGAATGGCGGTTATGGTGCTGTTAAAGAACACGCAGGTGGAGGAACAGCTTCTACTACATTAACTTATGATAAACCAGAAGGTACCACATTTGTGCGTGGTGGTAAATCAGGGGGTACAACTGGTGGTAACAATCACGGTGGAGGCGGTGGAGCATCTGCCTTTGCTAACGGTGCAAATGGTGACAGTAGAGAAAAACCATCGTCGCCAGGTATTCAAGGAAGTGGTGGCGCTGGTGCTGGGTTCCGCGCAGGTCGTGCTAATCCAGGAAGTGCTGGTGGCGAAGGGTTGGCGAATATTTATTATTGAGGTGAGTCTATGGCAGTCAGCGAAAATATTACAAGTCAATATTATAAAGTATTAGAAGACGATTGTTTTGTCTATAACGGCTTCGTCTTTGTCACAGTGGCTCGATACCCTAGCCAAGAAGAACGAGAACGCGAAAAAGCAAGAGAAGAGGAATTATCGATATTCATGTCGAATGTTAATAATCGATATTTAACACTGGTTGCAGAGAACGATGCAAATGAATCCCTTACCGAGGAAGAAGCCGAACATACCGCAGAAATTGAGCGTGTTCTCTATGCGGTAGAAAACTTTGCGGTTATTGTTGCTTCTCAACAACCGGCGATAATTTCTATTTCAGACAGTGTGAAACAAGAGTTAATAGAACTTGGATACAAAGACGAGTTTCTTTCCGATCCGATAGTGATTCTCGACCGTATCACTGTCAACTGTGGTAGATATGACGGTAAACCACTCACTCTTGAGTATTTATATAACAAACTTAAGCCACAATTGGCAGAATTCACAAACGTATAGGAGGAGAATCTATGGACTGTACTTTATATTTAAATAAGCGCAAAGAAACCTTGCAACAACAGTTGGCTCAAAAAGATGTTTTGCAAGAACAGTTTGAGCAAGCGCAACTACAGATCAAACAACTGCAGGAAACCTGCCTGAAACTTAGTGTTTTATATTCGGAAATTAACGAAGCCGAGATTGCGCAGGAACTGGCGGTTATCGACGAGCTGCTCGCGAGTGCGGCAATCGATAAACATAAAAAGAACTCTTCGACTAAACCTGTCGGAGATAAAAGCGATAATTTATCGGAGGTATAAGAGATGGCTATTATAGGCGAGAAAATTACTTTGGACAAAACCCTAGTCGGCAACATCGCGCGTAATCAAATGGAAAGCAAAATGGAACTGACGACGAAAGGAGCCTTATATGTTGGCACCGGCCAAGCGAATTCTGTTACACCTGATGGTGGCGGAACAGCGGTACCAATCCCCATAACTTCGCACATTGCGCCTAATGGTGCGGACGATAATGGGAAAGTGTTGGTCGCCGATTCTAACGAAACAGTGGGGTGGACAATTAGCGACACTTGTCCTAAGGCAAAAGCTGTCACCACTGATATTGGTACTCAAAAAATCACAGATATCTTTGAGAGCGATGGGAAAACGGCCAAGAGTGCTACAATAGCCAAGGGGCTTCAGAGCAATACCGCACAAACCACTAACGGTACAAATTGGTATGAGTTTAATGGTACAAATGAGTATTTTGGTTCCATAAGTTCTCCTACTATTATAAAAACTTCAGAAGCAAGACCGAAGGCTCTTGTTACAGTTAAAAACACAACCGGTGTCCAACGAGAACTAGCATTATTGGAAGATGTTGGGGTTCAAAAAAGTGAATGGGTTCAAAACAATGATAATAACCCATTCCCCCAGGCTGGATGGTATTTGATTACCGAGATGCAAGTGGGAAACTTTGCGCTCGCACCGTTTATTGCGATGGTTGCAGTACGCAATCAACCAATTGTGGCACTATCCAAAGATTTGGATGGGTCTGACGTAATTCTTCATATGACGATTGGTGGCAATCTAAAGTTTGCAGACGACATTAGAACGCACAAATACACAATCAGCGGTAGTACAGTCACCGCACAAAGTCAATCATTGTCTGTTACCACGTTATTAAACGATGGTTCGTTTTATTTTACTTATAAATTTTTATTTGGTAGCGATTAATAAAAGAATAATTTTATTTCTAAAATCAAAAAGAAATTTGTCATTATAAGTTGACAAGTTTCTTTTTTTTTACTATAATCTAATCATAAATGAAAACTATTTCGTTTATGGAGGTCTATATGCAAGTTATAAAACCCACAAAACAAGAAGTGTTTGACGAGCTTAGAAAAAATATAGGCTGCTGTTGGTTGGGTGGCGCCGGATGTCAATGTCACAATCGTCAACTTAGCCAGTGTTTTAAGGAAACCGAGAAAAATCTAACAAAAACGATTTTAACCGGCGAAGAAATTAAAGCAGGTCAAGCACAGAATGCGGCCGCCATGAAGGCAATCGAAGATATGTTAAATTCAGCATTTGGAGATGTGTTATGAAAAAACAGACTCAGCAACAGAGAGATTTTGACCAAATTATTGACAATTGGTATGATGCAGAGGACGAGGTGTTTCGTTTGCAAACACTTAACACGCGGCTTCAACAAGATTATAACAGAGCGTGGGAAAGACTGAAATCTCAACGCCGAGAAATCGACGAGTTGCAAAAAAAGCTTGAACAACACGAGCGGTTTGAACACGAGATCAAAGCACTGTTTGGAATCGAAATGCTCCAAGCTGTACAAGACTTTGCGGATAAGTTGAAAATACGACTCGAAGCAAAAGAGCACCACTATATTGATATGTACGATTGGAATGGGCATTCCGCTATAGTGGATTGCGAAAATGAGGTCGACGAAGTGTTAAAGGAGTATGAGAAATGACACGACAAGAGATGATTAAAAAACTTGAAAAAATCCACGACGCACTTATGTGGGAAAGCAATGACGAATTAACCGACCACGCAAAAAAGTGGGCGTATATATTTGTTGACCAAGCACTCGAATGTTTACAGAAAAATGAGGAATACAAAAATGACTAAACAAGAACAAATCAATGAAATGTTGCTTTACGTCCCACAGACAATAGTCGCGTATGATGGAAACCCAAAAGGTCAACATTTGTATGGCGAACAACGACAACAAATAGCTAAAGCACTTTATGATGCGGGCTATCGCAAAGTTGAGGGGCTTGAAAAAGAAAATGCTGATTTGTTAAAAGCCTGTGAAGAACAATTTACATTCGACACAACAGAAGGTAACAAATACAGTGTTTTCAACACGGTTAGAAAAGTATTTGCAGATGAAGTGAAAGCAAAAATTGACGAGCTGTTAGACGAATATAAAAAATGAGCAAGGAGTTGCACATGAAATTAGCATTTGAACCGGTAAAAAATCAGAAATTTGACATTGGTAGGACAATCAATTTTGCCAAGTGCGATTGTGAAGTGTGCGATTTTATGCACTGCCCTAAACACAACTACGCACTACAAATGACACGTAAAAGGTATACGATTCAAGAGTTTTGGGACGAGAATAAGGACGACATCGTTTCAGTAGGTTCGTTGCAAGAATATTTCAATTTCGATACTATCAGCGATTTTCTTGATGCTTGTATAACATTCCCGAAAGGAACGTACTGGGAATGGGTGGAGTACGACAATGCAGTTGAGCTTGTGGTAATCAATAGAAGTAAACACGGTCCTGACTTTTTAAGGCGTGCAAAAGTTGAAATCTTTTCCAACAACTACGCCTGGGAACGCGGAACGGATTTCCCTATAAGTTATTACTCAGGTTGTTCGGATACCCAAGAAAAACTCGCGGAAAAAATACAGAAACGCTTGCGTGAGCTCAATGAACTTCTTATGGAAGGACGTATGAGACATAAATGTCAAAAACAAGAGGTTGACGACCTCTGTGATATGGAGTGATTTTATGATGATAGACGATATTAAAAAAGTACTCGCACTTTGTGTTGACTCTATTTGCGACGACTGTCCTTACGCTGACACCAAAGACTGTTACAATCAAATAAAACTCGACGCTCGTGACCTTATCATTAAACAAGAGAGTGAGATTGAAAAGTTGAAAGCCGAGAATATACGACTTACTACAAAGTTAGGGCAGGTTTTGTTATCAATAGACACTGTTAAAGAGATGAATACTATGTGCAGTATAGACGAGCAAAGGAAGCAAGCAAAAATCGACGTGCTGAATGAACTGAAAGAAAAGTGTAAGTTTGATGGTCATACAGTAGCGGTGTACAAAAACGACATCGACGATATGATAGTGGAGGTGGAAAAATGCCGAAGATAAGAGTTGAGGTAGAAGTGCCAAGAGATTGCAGAGATTGTGAGCATTTTGATTTCTATTTGGAAGTGTGCAATCTTTTCAATGATGATGTTTTCTACGATGAAGATAAAGACATTTATGAGCGTTGTAAAGAGTGCGAACAAGCGGAGGTAGAAGAATGAGTGAGTATAAGAGATTGACGGAAAGATACATAGACGAACAAGGAATTAATTGTGTTAGAGGACTTGCTTGGGACGGGGAGATTTTACATCGTCTTGCCGAGTTGGAAGATAAAATTGAAAACGGAACGCTTGTGGAATTGCCTTGTAAGGTTGGAGACAACGCCGTGGCAATAATTGACACGTTATGCTATCCTAATGCGATATACAACGTAAAACTTAAAGATTTGGCGTATATAGTAGAAGACGAAAACGGCGATGTAACTTTTCAGCATATAACCCGTATTTTCGGAACAGAAGCCGAAGCCGAAAAGAAATTAGAGGAATTGAAGAATGAGTAAATTTGTAGTAGTAGAAAAGCAATTTGAATACAAAGGTCACGACTGTATATGCATATTCAATTGCCGTGGATATAGGTGTGGTTATGTGTCTGTTGATGATAATAAGGAATTTAACGAATATGACATAGAGTGCCATGGTGGTTTATCGTTCTCGGGAACATTGCCGTATGATTATGGGCAGAAAGAAACTTATTACATCGGTTTTGACTGCGGTCATATTTGCGATGGAAATGACTATGACACAGCCTTGAAATACGGACTTCTCACCGAAAAACGCTTTAACGAACTTTTGGAAATGCAAATCCATTTGCCCACTTTTTTGGAACCTGTTAGAAGTCTTGAATATGTAGCAGAACAATGCAAAAAGATTGTTGACCAGTTGGAGGCGGTTGACAATATTTATGACAAAAATAAAGACGCAGATGCCTCAACAGAATTTCTAAAAGCTGTGGATCCATTTAGTGTGTACCATAATTTCTAATTAGGAGAACGAAAATGAGGGACGTTTTATTCAGAGGCAAACGAGTAGATAACGGCGAATGGGTTTATGGCTTTCTTGTAGAAGCATTAAATTGTGTTACAGACAAAAATGAAACATTTATAATCGAACAAGACGCAACTTATTTTACCTACGGAGAGTTTGCTTGTGCAGTTGAAGTTAAGACAGAAACCGTTGGGCAATTTACAGGCTTATGTGATAAGAACGGCAAAAAGATTTTTGAGGGCGATATTATTAGTGCAGTGGCATTAGATACGGGGAAAGAACAAAGGGCGGTTATTGGTTTTGGTAATTTCATAGACGAAAACAATAATGACGAGTATATAGGGTTTTTCATTGAGTTTGACGGTATTAAGACAACAATCACTCAATTATCAATGGAAGAATGTAAAAATCGCATCGAAGTAATAGGAAATAAATACGACAATAAGGAGAAAGAAAAATGAAATGTCCAAGATGTGGTCATCAACTACCCAGCCCCAAAAGGGCGTGGGTTTGAGTAATCAAACTCACTAGTTGATCAGACTCAGCGCTGCGAGCGCTACGTTATCAAAGAATATATAGGCACCGTAGGATGTACTCTCCAGTCTTACGCTCTGCGGTATGTGATTAAACAGTTCTGATGGGTAGGAACAGTGTTGCGTACATTAAACCTTTGAATAACATTGTCGTGGAGTAACTACTCTAACATATGGGAGGCTATACAAGCAATGGTATATGTATTAAATAAACAGGGCAAACCTTTAATGCCTTGCAAAGAAGCAAAAGCAAGAAAATTGCTAAAACAAAACAAAGCAAAAATAGTAAAATACGAACCGTTTACAATTCAATTACTATTTGATTGTGAAAATCAAACACAAGAAGTGAATCTTGGAATTGATGCCGGAAGTAAACATATCGGTGTTTCTGTCACAACGGAAAAACAAGTGTTGTATGAAGCTGATGTTGAATTAAGAAATGATATTGTAGAGAAATTGTCTTCTCGCAGAGAAGCAAGAAGAACACGCAGAAATAGATTACGTTATCGTCCCGCAAGATTTAACAATCGTGTTCACTCAATACACAAAGGATGGCTTGCTCCAAGTGTTGAACAAAAGATAAATGTACATATTCAAGTTATAAAACACTTATATGAGATTTTGCCGATAACTAAACTTATTGTCGAAACCGCTCAATTCGATCTCCAAAAGATAAACAATCCTGAAATATCGGGAGAAGGATATCAGCAAGGTAATCAATTAGGTTTCTGGAATGTAAGAGAATATGTATTGTTTCGCGATAACCACGAATGTCAATGTTGCCACGGTAAATCAAAAGATAATGTATTAAATATACATCATATTGAAAGTCGTAAAACTGGTGGCAATGCGCCGAATAATTTAATCACTTTGTGTGAAACCTGCCACAAAGCTTATCATAAAGGTGAAGTTGAATTAAAGCTCAAACGTGGTAAAAGTTATCGAGATGCTGCATTTATGGGGATTATGCGAAAAACTTTGTTGCTAAGATTAAAACAAATGTATCCGAATGTTCATGAAACTTTTGGATATATTACGAAGAGCACAAGAATTGCGAATAGTCTTCCAAAAGAACACTATATTGATGCGAGATGTATTAGTGGTAATCCATTGGCAGAATCTTTAGAATATTATCTTTATCAAAAATGTGTCAGAAGGCAAAATCGCAAAATGACAAAAGATAAATTTCTGAAAGGTGGAATTAAAAAGAACAATCAACTCATTGGAAACGTTTTTGGATTTAAATTATTTGATACTGTAGAATATCAAAATAAACAATATTTTGTGTTTGCTAAACGCAAATCAGGGTTTTTCGATATAAGGAATTTAGATGGAGAAAAGGTCAATAATGGTTCAATAAGTTATAAGAAACTTAAAAGAATTCAACACAATTCAACAAAACTAACAGCAAGAAGGAGGAAGAACAAATGAATTGTCCTAAATGTGGTCAAATGATGTATTCATCGGTAAGTACGGGTAGCGACACAGCACGTGGCAATTATATTGATACGAAATATGTATGCCCTGGGTGTGGTTGTGAGGTTAAAAACACAATAGATGTTAACGGTATAGGAATGATAGGAAATTTTGTTCCTGATCATTCCGTAACTGTAACTAATTATGGGTGGATCTGCCCTAAATGTGGTGCGGTATTATCACCGTCAATACAAGAATGTCCATATTGTACGCCATATAAAGTGACTTGTGGACCAGATAGTGTATCTTCCATTAAATCAGTTCCTCTAGGTAACGACATTACATCGCAAGCACAAGTATATTCGCCACAAACATTAAGAGATAACATAACTGTAACAGGTGGTTGTGATTCAACATCAAAGGGAGTGAGCAAATGAAAAAAGAACGTATAGCAGATTGTATCAAACACGGCGAAGAACAATTTGCAGCACAGCCGGCTGCAGACAAACAAAAACAGAATCAGTTTATTGTCAAAACTAAGATTGAAGTTTTACAACAGGTTCTAGTTGATTACAACAACTATATCCCCACCGTTGGCAAACGCAAAATCACAGAGTGGCTCGATAGGTTGGTAGAATTTTACGAAGACCGTTACATGAGGAGCGCGAAATGAAAGCTAATGAGTTGTTGAAAGATATTTATGGTAAATTCCAGACCGGCGAATATATCAAGGTACCCTCGATGCAAAAAGTGGGCGACCACAAGTGGGCGGTGTATTTCTACGAAGATGGGCTAGTTCACTATGGGATATATTATACCCTAGAGCGTGCTCAGACACGATTAGACATCGAAAGGGAGAAGGGCTTGCAATCTCATTAGCTTTAGCTGATGGGTAAAGAGCCTTAACAAAGAGAGAATATACAATCAGAAGGAGGTGATGAGTAAATGTTAAAGGCATATAAATACAGAATTTACCCAAACAAACGACAAGAAGAACAGATTCATAAAACTTTCGGCTGTTGTAGATTTGTGTATAATCAAACACTTGCATATAGAAAAGATAAATATGAGCAAGATAAACAATCTATGAATAAAATTTCTTGTAATAATTACTGTAATCAAGTTCTTAAAAAAGAATATGAATGGCTAAAAGAAGTAGATAAATTTGCATTAACAAATTCAATTTATAATATGGATTCAGCATATCAGAAATTCTTTAAAGAACACGCAGGTTACCCTAAATTTAAGAGTAAGAAAAATCCCAAAAGAAGTTATACTACCAACTTTTCAAATGGAAATATAGAAGTTGATCTTGAGAATAATAAAATCAAACTTCCAAAACTTAAATGGATAAAGGCTAAAATTCATAGAGAGTTTCAAGGACAAATTAAGTCTGCAACTGTTTCACAAGTACCTTCCGGGAAATATTTTGTATCAGTTTTAGTAGAAACAGAGCATGCGCCTTTGGAGTCTACTGGTTGCATAGTTGGTATTGATTTAGGGATAAAAGATTTACTTATCACTTCTGATGGTAAAAAGTATGATAATATTCGTACTACTAAAAAATATGAGAAGAAGTTAGCAAAAGAACAAAGAAAATTATCTCACAAAGCAAAAGGTAGTAGCAACTGGAATAAGCAAAGAATTAAAGTAGCGAGAATACATGAAAAGATTTGTAACACCAGAAAAGATTATCTGCATAAGATTTCACATGAATTAGTCGACGAAAACCAAGTGATAGTTAGTGAAGATCTCGCAGTAAAAAATATGGTACAGAACCATAATCTTGCAAAAGCAATTTCAGATTGTGGATGGTATGAATTGACAAGACAGTTAGGTTATAAGAGTGATTGGAATAATCGACAGTATATTAAGATTGGAAGATTTACTAAGAGCAGTCAACCTTGTAATGTATGTGGTTATATCAATACAGATACAAAGGATTTATCTGTTAGAGAATGGACTTGTCCTGTATGTGGAACTAAGCATGATAGAGATATAAATGCTGCAATTAATATTCTTAACGAAGGACTACGATTGCTTAATGAGGCAGTCTAAACAAATATTTAGTAGGGTTGGGATAATCCGAATTTACGCTTGTGGAGTTAGTAGGTTGCGAGGACGTTGAAGCAAGAAGCCCAGATGCTTTAGCATCGCGGGTAGTCCACTGGGATTATCCCCTTATTGACTGCATCGTTAAAGAAATGAAGGCTCGCGGCCTGTGGTAATTACGCAAATACACCAAACCCAATTTGTCATCAAATGTTGACAGGTTGGGTTTTGTGTGCTATAATAGTAGTATCTAGGAAAAGAGGTGACATATGAAAAGACAAGACAAGTTTCCCGACACTACAACATTCCACTATCACAATGCTAATCCCCATAACCGTATCACCGATGACTGTGTAACGCGTGCCGAAACCGTGGTTTTAGAAATTCCCTACAATCAGGTGGTTTTAGAGAATGCTGAAATGCAGTGCAAAACAGGTTTCGATGACGCGGATGCCAAAGGTGTTGAAAAGTATATGCAGACCAAGGGGTGGAAGAAAAATCCCCAACCGCGCAAAGCCGATGGAACCAAGTATACAGTCGCAGAGTTTTGCACACAGCTAGCAAAGCCTGGTCAACGCTATTTGGTGTCGATGGCCGGACACTGCGTCGCCGTCGTGGATTGTAAGGCGTGGGACATATGGGATTGCACCGATTGGCGATACACCAAGTGTGTTGGCAATTTTTGGTCAAAATAATTTTAAAAATTTCGTCATTATATGTTGACTTTTGAAAAGTTATTGTATATAATGAAGTTACAAGCAAAAACGACAGCAAATAAAACTACAATTTTATTTTACATAAAAAGGAGACAGAATGAACCGAAAACAGCGTAGAGACCTTGAAAAACAGGTAAAACGTTTGAACCGCACCGAACGCCAGTTGGGCAAAGCCGTTACTAACCTAAAGGAAGTAATGGGTTCTATCGCAATTCGTCGTCTTCAGAGTGGCGTCGCAGACTCGAAAGACATCGAAATATTGCGCAATAGTAACTTCGCACATCTTGACAATGTAGAGGCTTGTCCCGATGGTACCAAGTGCAAACTGAATGTAGAAGGAATTCAGTCTCGGCCTCAAAAGGATTTGACAGACAAGTTCAAAGACTGGGTAGAGGCCAACAAAGAGAAAGAATTCACCATCACTCGTGAGGGAGCTCGTAATTCACTTGTTTGCCTTGCGGAAGATGAAACTGAACCAAAGTGGTTATTCGATCTTTATACCGACTTGCTTATTTATGATGAGACAACCGGCGCGTATGAAGCATTGGAAATCATTGCGGCACGCGAGGAGCAAGAGCTCTTTGCTGATGTGGACAACAGTGAGCTAATCACTGATACTCAAGAAGAGTTGGAAAAACTTAGCGAGAAAGCGACTGAAGAGTAAGATTTTAAAAGGAGAATAGTTCTATGAGACAAGTAGTAAACAAAGTGACAATTGAAGGTTATTTAAGAGAAAACAGTCTTGAGCTCGTCCGTGACAAGACGGGCGAAGAAGTGATTCGCGGCTCGTTGATTATCGCAATCGACGATGTTCGCAGTTGCCGTGTTCAGTTCTACGTGAACAAATACAAGGCGTTGCGTGCTGGTGAAACCACCAAACAAGAAAACAAGAGCTTTGCCAAGTTGGTGGAAGTCTTGCCTGGTAATACAATGTCCGTGGCTTCGCTGATGAAAGACAATGCTTCAATGGATTTCGAAACCGCGAAACTGTCGGCAACCAAAATGTGGGCATTTGCCAGTCTGCAAGAATATCTGCGTAAAGATGAAAAAGGTGAGGTTATTTCTTCGACGACCATTCGTGGTATTTCGGCAGGTGTGAAAACCGAATCGGAAAATCACCCCTTTGAGCCCCACGCGACGTTTGAGGTGGAAATGTATATTGAATCCAAACGTCCTGAAATGAAAGACGGCGAAGAGACTGGACGTATCGTTCTTGTAGGTTTGGTTCCTGAATATGATGATAGCGTCAGCAGAATCGAATTTGTGACCGAAACCGGAGATGCAACCGATTACATCGAAGAAAACTATGAAGTCGGCCAAACTGTTAAAGTTTACGGCAACGTGATCAATACTTTTGTTCGTATTGAGAAAGAAGTCGTTGGTGGCACCTTTGGACGCACGCTGGAACCTCAATATGAAACCAAATTTACCCAAGAAAGAGAAATCTTCGGTGGTACGGCAACCCCGTTGGACGAGGATGACGAACTTGGTCTCAAAAAAGAAGAGATTAAGAAAGCGCTCACTCTGCGTCAACAAAAAATCAACGAATTGCCCGATAAAGAACAGCCCGCCGCAACATCGGATGCTAAACGAGGCTTCGCAGATTCTGCACCGGCGGCACCGAAGAAGAAATTCACTTTCGACAGCGGTAACTTCTAATTAAGTTAACAAAAAAAGGAGAATAGAATTATGGTGGATATTTTCAACCCTGAAGTATCTCAGGTAACTAAAGGTATCGAAGGCAAACTCATTCTCATTTACGGCACCAACAGCACTGGCAAGACTAAAAACCTTGCCAAGGCTGACAAACCGCTGGTGTGTTGTTTTGAGAATGGCCTCGGTGCTATCAATGGCGTCAAGAACGTCAAGATCAAAAAGTGGACTGATTGGACGAGTTTCGTTAAACAGTTGACGAGCGACAAAACCATTGCTGAGGCAAAGAAGATGTATTCTTCTATTATTATCGACACTGTCGATGGTATGGCAGACCTCGCTGCTGAGTTTGTGTGTGGCAACTTTGGAGTTGCGCGAATTAACGACGGTAAACACTATTGCCCCTTGTATTGGTGACAATACTTGTGTACGATGTGAACCTTGAGGCTCAAGGGTGTACAATTCACGATTAGGAATCGCAGGAAATGGCGATTAGGAATTGTGCTAACAGGGAACGACTGAACGGATGACCGCCGAAGTCAATCCTGTGCCAAGCCAAGTAATTGGAAGGTCAAACGACTATTCCCGATGAGTGTAGGGAAGTACAGTAGAAGATGAGCTACTACTGGAAGTGCATCGCAACTTATTTGGAACTGCTGAATAAGTTGGTGATATAGTCTGACTATTATAGAAATATAGTAGATTACTCGAATAGAGGTTATGGTCTTTGGAAAGAATATGGAGCAGAAATCAACAAGTATCTCAAGCTCCTCACCAACGCTGGTTATACCATTTTCTTCATCGCGCACGAAGGCGAACGTGTCTTCCAGGACGCACAGGGTAATGAGTATACGAAAATTTATCCCAGGGGTGACAAAAGGGTTATCGATCCTATTTGCGATCTTTGTGACATTATCGGTTATGCTCAAATCCAGCCCGATACCGAAGATGGAGAGGAAGTCCTTTCAACATTGTATTTGAAAGGTTCGCCGGCGTATCATGCTCGCAGTCGCTTTGTTCACATTGTGAAAAGTATTCCCGAATGGAATATCCAAAAACTGGATCAAGCCATCAGCGATGCGATTGTGGCAGAAGAAAAAGAAAGCGGAATAAAAGCCGCTACTGCACAGGAAACAGCCAAGAAAGTCGCCAAAGCCAAAAAAGAAGAAATCGAGAGAAAGGTTCCTATTGAAGAACTTATCTCCACCATTGGTGACAAGCTTCAAAAAATGAGTGCAAAGGAAGGAGACATCAACAGTTATTCCGACCTTATGCAGGAAGTTTTGGGCACAACCGACTTCAAGGCAAGTCAAGCAACCGAGTCTCAACGTCAACAGCTGGAAGCGTTGATCGATGGTCTTGTAGAACTTGGTTATTAAGCGAGGGTAACCTATGTCAACCTCGTTACGATGCTCCCGATGTGGCACTGCGGTAGTGGCCACATCTAAAAAGGTACTTGATGGGCAGACACTCTGCCCGTCTTGCTATCGCAAAGCCATCGAAGAGGTTAAGCTGGCAGAACAAGAGCTTGAAGAGCTGTTGGAGTATGCGAGGGAACTATTTGGTATCACCGAAATTCCTCCCGATTGGCTCGAGCAAATCAAAGCTTATAAAAAAGACAAGAAAACCTATTTTGGGATGCGAGCAACCTTATATTATTATTATGAGGTTGTGGGGAATCGAGCAGATCCAGACAAGGGATTGTGGGCAATTAGGAGTTACTACGACACAGCATCACAGTATTTTGCTGAACAAAAAGAGTTGCGACAATCCAACACACAAGTGGACTTAACCCCTATTAAACGCACAGTCATTATGTCCCCTCCCGAAAACCCCACACGGAAACCAAAATATAACATAGAGGATCTTTAACACATGGCAGAAACAAAGAAAAGACTTACTAATAAATTAGCAGTGTTACAAGTGCTTGCTTGTCTGATGAAAAACCCGCTGCTATGCAACAGGGCAGAATACAATATCGAAATGGATGACTTTGTGGAACAATTTCATCGTATATTGTACGGTGCCATTAGTAATTTATCCTCTTCTGGACTGAAAACCATTACCTACATTGATATTGACCAATACTTGGCTCAATACCCAATGCAATACAAGGTGTTTACTGATAACAGAGGTGTCGAATACGTTATTAAAGCGTTGGAAATCGCTGAAGAACGTAACTTCCCCTATTATTACAACACCTTGAAGAAGATGAGCCTCTTAAATAAACTTGAGGATAACGGTTTTGATATTAGTGATTTTTACGACGATAGTGTTGTAGATCCTCTCAAGGCTGCAGAACTTCAAGAAAGGCTCGATTCTTATACGATTGAACAAATTATAGGAACCTACGAAACCAAGTTCATTCAAGTTAAAGACATTTTTGCAAAGAATCGTGGTATCGTACAAACCAAAGTAGGCGACGGGTTGCGTGAAACCAAAGAGCGTCTCAAAGAGACACCGGAATTGGGATTGCCGTTAACCACTTCTAAGTTGACTACGTTGTATCGCGGGCAACGATTGAAGAAACTTTATCTTGAATCTTCTGCACAAGGTGTTGGTAAGTCTCGTCGAATGGCTGCAGAATCTGCTCATTTGGCCGTACCCAAGATTTTTGACACAGAGCACAACTGTTGGGTGAAAACCCAGCTTCAAGAAAACGTGTTGTTTATCTCAACAGAATTGGAGTTGGAAGAAGTTCAAACAATGTGGCTGTCTTATGTTTCCGGCGTACCCGAACATAAGATTCTGGACGGCAAATACAGCGCGGGTGAGGAACAGAGAGTTGATACGGCAATCGAGTTGCTCGAGGCCTCAAATTTATACTTTGTTCAAATCAGTAACTACGATATGGACGATATCGAAAACTTAATTAGGAAGTATTACCAAATAAACAAGGTTAATTATGTGTATTACGACTATTTAAGTACCACTATCAAAATAATGTCGGAAGGTGCTACAAAATCTCGCATTAGTAACTTGCGTGAAGATCAAATCTTGTTGATGTTTACCACGAGGCTAAAAGACTTGTGTAACGAATTAGACATCTTTATTTGGACAGCTACTCAGTTGTCTGGCGACTGGAAAAACGCTAAAGAGGCCGACCAACAACTGTTGCGTGGTGCGAAATCAATTTCGGACAAAATCGACATTGGTAGTATTATGTTGCCGGTTCGTGAGGCCGACAAGCCAATTATTGAATCGTATTTAGCAAAAGGGTTCCAGCTTGAACCTACACACGTTATCCACGTTTACAAAGTACGTCGCGGACATTATAACAATATTAAAGTCTATATTAACTTTGATCGTTCGACTTGTCGCGCCGTTGAGTGTTTTGTTACCGATAATAATGGCAATTTGTTAAACATTGAAGACACGAGTATCGAGGTTGTGTTTGACAAAACGTTCGAAGAAAAGTACGATTTTGTGTTTTGAGGTGAATAATGGATACTTCGAAAGTAAAAGCATTATTGTCCACCGAAGACATTATCAGGTTGGTTACTGAGGGATTGGGCTCTAATGGCAATCTTTGGGATTCGTCTGGGGCACCAATTTTTCAAACAATCTGTCACAACCCGCCGGGATTTGGTAGTTACAAATTATATTATTATCCCGACTCTCAAACATTTTATTGCTACACCGAATGTGGTTCAATGGATGTTTTTGAGTTGGTTCAAAAAGCAAAGGGTTTTGAATCGTTTTTAGAGGCGTATAAATACGTTATCAATTTCTTTCATTTGGATGTAAGACGTCGCGGGTTTGCTGACGATACCGAACAAGAATTGAGTGATGATTGGAATATTTTGAACAAATATGATTTCTATCAAAAAGTTCAAAAACCTGACGCTTCGTTGCCAATATTACCCACAAATATCTTACAATGTTTTGGCCCCTTAGCCAGTCCGATGGAGTGGAAAACCGAGCACATAACGGCCGAAACGATGAGAAAGTTTGGTATTCGTGTTGATATTGCCAACCAAAAAATTATAATTCCTCACTATGATATGGATGGCAACTTAGTAGGAATTAGAGGGCGCTCGTATGACACCAACGACTTATTGGATGGGCGAAAATATATGCCAACATATTTAGAAGGCACTTGTTATCGGCATCCGTTAGGTTCTTGTTTATACGGTTTACACGAAAATCTTGAAGCAATCAAAAAACATAAGAAGATTATGTTAGTGGAAAGTGAAAAGAGTGTCATGCAGTGTTACAGTTATTATGGTGAGAATTGTTTTGTAGCAGCTACCTGTGGCTCGTCTATATCCCCCGTACAGATTGATTTACTGTTGCGACTGGGAGTGGAAGAAGTTATTCTGGCATACGATAGAGAAAACGACACAGAGCCAGAATCAGAGCTTACCAAAGCTTATGAACAAAAGTTGCTCAAAACCATATTACCGCTCACAAAATATACTAACACATATGTAGTTATGGACTACGAAGGCTTATTGCCATACAAGGGCTCGCCCAGTGACAATGGGCGTGAAACCCTTGAAAAATTAATGAAGAAGAAGATCTATATACCATCCCCCGAAGTAGACTTCAAAAAGGAGCGAAGACGTGCCACAAAGAAGTAAAGTAGAGAGATTCTCTTATACGAAACTCGACACCTACAAACAGTGTGGGTGGAAATATAAACTTCAATATGTTGAAGGAAGATTCTTCGCCGCCGATACTATCGCCACAAGCATTGGTACCTTGGTTCACTGGATTGAACAGCGCATCTCCGAAGCGTATATCAATGGACGAGAGCCCGATTATCCTGCGCTGCTTGAAGATTTTTGGAATTGCAACATTCCACAAAAAGATAAATACGATAGAACTGGTGGCATCCAGGGCGTTAACTTTTTACGACAAAAATACGTTGATGAATTTTACGAAATCGACAAATACGGTAGTTCTTATGCACAAAGATGTAAGTTCTACGCCGAGGTTGGTATTTATCGTCAACAAAAGTTTTTGGAAGAACACCCCGACATCGAGCTTGTTGATGTTGAAAAGTATTTTGAATATACGTACAAAGGGCGTTTATTCAGCGGATATATTGATCGTATATGGAGATACAAAGGTACTGATAAATATATCATCGATGATATAAAAACCAAGGCTGCGCCATTTGATGAAAAGAATGACGTACCTACACCATTACAAATGAAGATTTACACCATGGCTCTTAAAAGTTGTTACAATCTTGCAACCGAGCCAGATGAGTGTTACTGGGATTTGCCGTTTATTGATATGAGGCAACGCGCGGGAACCAAAGGATGGCTCAAACGTGCGGACGCGAAGTTAGAGAAGCTGTTTGCTGGAATCGACGCGCAAGATTGGACACCACACCCATCCCCTCTCTGTCACTGGTGTAACTTCTGCGGGACAAATCCGAACCAACCGGAAGGTGCCAAACATCTTTGTCCGTATCAGTGCCAATGGACACAGGACAATAAAACATTTGACAAACTGAACGAATGGGAAGGAATGGAACGACACGAGGCTATTATGCGCCATTATCTGATGGAACAGTGCAGAGATTTGACCGATGAGGAGCGCGAGAACATTCCGCCGGACCGCGAAAAAATTAAAAAGAAGTATAACTTTATCTTTTAAGGAGAGAACCTATGGGACTGTTTTTTGATACATTATTTAGCCCTCCGCAAACAATGACACGAGAGCTTGGGTTGCGCATCTATTATATAATGACGGCTGCCTTTCGAGCTGACGAAATAGACCAAAATCCTTATCGTTTTGACTATGCACACGCATATCTGGTTGCCGCTAAACAACTTGATCCTATCGTCACATCTAAAGCGATTCAACAAAATATTACTGCTATCATCAGCGATATGTTGACTGAAGACAGGATGTTGGGGCGTCAAAACGCCGAAGAACGCGCACGAGCTTTTGCAGAACGTTTTAATACATTTTACCCAAATTTGTTATAAGGAGACTATAGTTGTGACTAATCAGCTTATGTACACATTAATTCAATTCACTTGGGGCATTCTCCAAAACCTTGCGGGTTTGGTAATGTTCTTGGTATGCAAAATGCTTGGATATAAATCCAAGAAGTACAAAAACGCTATCGTGACCAAGTGGAACAATAAATACGGTTCCGTGTCACTTGGAATGTTTTTGTTTGTAACCGACGACGAAGACGAAGAGCTGGTGGCTCACGAATATGGCCACTCGTTACAAAGTCTGTTTCTTGGGCCGTTATTTTTGTTTGTGATTGGATTGCCGTCAATCTGCTGGGCAGCGTTTGGCGACAATTATATGAAAAAACATAACAAGACTTACTATGACTTTTACACAGAAAAATTCGCCAATGAACTAGTCGGTTTAGACAGGTATGGCCATTTTCTTCCTAAAGCGGACGTGAACACAAGGAGCGATCATGAGTAAAAAGTTTTTCGTAATTGCCGATGTTCATTCGTTTTACACCGAAATGAAGAACGCGTTGGATGTGGCGGGGTTCGAAATTAATAACCCCGACCACATTTTAATCTCTTGTGGTGACGTGCTCGACCGTGGTCCACAATCATCGGAAGTGCTAGAATTCTTACTGTCTATCCCTAAAGACCGTCGAATTTTTATTCGAGGTAACCACGAAGATTTGCTTGAAGATTGCATTAGCCGTCGTGATTTTTATCCCAATGATATTTCCAACGGCACGTTAAAAACAATTTTTAATTTGTGTGGTCTCCAAGATGACGCGTTTTGGTTTGGTGTTCCCGGCGACCCAAATGGTGATTATCATCAAATATTCGATCGCGTCGCCAATGTTAAACCATTATGGGATTACCTCGCAGAATGTGTCGATTTTTACGAGTTGGGCACATATATCTTTGTGCACTCCTGGGTTCCTATTGGTGTTACCGACTTACGACAAGCCACCAAAGAAGAGTGGCGCAGTGCAAGATGGGGAAATCCGTTTAAGTTGTGGAATCGTGGATACCGAATTCCTGACAAAACTGTCGTGGTTGGTCATTGGCACACAAGTTGGGCGCATAGTTTCTTACATAATAAAGGGACAGAATTTGGTGACGATTCTTGTTTTGATATCTTTATCGACGATGGTATTGTAGGCCTTGATGCTTGCACGGTTCACAGTCACAAATGTAATTGCTTTGTAATTGAGGAGTAGAATGACAGATTTCAAAGTAGAGATTCTTAAACATCCGACTAATGAAGATTGGATGCTTTGTAAACAATGCACGTTGGTCACAATTGGCAAAGAGGCGAAACAGCCTCCGACAGACGAGTGGAAACACAAAATATTGGCTTCGGAGCACAGTCCGATTAGGGTGTTACAGTTCGTTTTTAGAATAACAAATGTCCCCTATTATTGCGCCATGCACCTGGTGAGGCACGTTCACGCCACACCGTTTGTTAAGACGCAACGGAACGATCGTCAGAAAAACTACGACCGAGGTAAAGCGCCTCAAGATGCGCCGGTTGACTTTTGCTGGGAAATGAACGCTCAGGAGCTCATGACGATTGCCCATAAGCGTTTATGTAATCAAGCAAGTCCCGAGACGCGTGCTGTGGTTGCTGAAATCTGTCGTCAAGTGGAAATGCTTAACCCTGAATTCAAAGGATTGCTAGTTCCCAACTGCGTCTATCGCGGAGGGAAATGCACAGAATTTTACCCTTGTGGAGCGGCCGAGAAAATGGTAGAAAAATATTCAAAAAGGTGTCAGTGAAAGTTGACACCTTTCTGTATTTGTGGTAATATAACAAGAGAGAAAGGAGAGTTATATGTTTTGTTCTATACACAATCACACGGCCTATAGTAATTTACATTTGAGAGATTCCATCCATCGTATCCCTGAAATGATTAACAAAGCCATTGAATACGGCTTTAATGGTTTGGCAATCACTGACCACGAAGTTATTAGTGGTCATATTGAAGCTTTGAATTGTGGGGATAAAATACGTGAAGAACATCCTGACTTTAAGATTATCCTCGGTAACGAGATTTATCTTATAGACGAAAACGAATATAAAAACGCCGACAAGTATTGGCACTTCATTCTTTTGGCGAAAGACGAAATTGGCCACAGGCAATTGCGTGAGCTTTCCAGTCAAGCCTGGGAGCGCTCCTATATGGAACGCGGACAACGCCGCACACCCACTTTTTATCAAGATTTTGACAGAATTATTGGTAAAAATAAAGGACATTTGATTGCCTCTACGGCGTGCATCGGTGGTCGTTTGGGTACGAGTATTTTACGCAGGGATTCGGATTCAATCAATTTCATGATCAATTGGATGGTAGACACCTTTGGTGAGGGAAATTGTTTTTTGGAGATGCAAGACTCTGATTCCGATGACCAACAAGATGTTAACCGTTATATCATAAAGTTGTCTGAATTTTTTGGCATACCTTATATTGTAACACAAGATGCTCACTATCTTAATAAAGAAGATCGTTCGATTTTTGAAAAGTTCTTAAACAGTAAAGAAGAAAGTGACCGCGAAGTTAACGCGTTCTATAAATACACCTATATCAAACCCGAAGATGAGATTCGTCAAATCTTGTCTTATCTCCCGAGCGACGTTGTCGACACTGCGATTAATAATACTCAATTAATTTATAATCAAATTGAGTATTATGATATGCGCTGCCCCATCATCGTTCCCGAACGTAAATTGCCAGAATTTCAAGTACGCCACTTACTCAAAGATTGGTACGAGAGTTGTCCCAATATCAAGTTTTACGCATATAGCGAATTCCCGCAAGATAGATTTTTGCTATATTCTATTGAACAGGGTATCATTGACAAGAAGTTTGTCGTAGGTAAAGAACAAGCGGATAGAATCGAGATTGAGCTTTATACTCTCAAAGTAGTTAGTGAGTCCCTCAACCAACGCATGAGTGCCTATCTCAACTTGGTAAAAGAGATTATTGACATTGCTTGGGAAGTCACTTTCGTCGGAGTATCAAGAGGTTCTGCAATGTCTTTTTTGATTAACTATCTTATAGGCATTACACAAGCCAATCCTATGGTGTATAATGTCCCTTATTGGCGTTTTTTAAACGTCGAGAGTGGTGCTACTCTAGCCGATATTGACATTGATCTTAATCCTCAACTAGCCTCCAAAATTATGGACGCGTTGCGCGAACACTATGGTTATGATTGTATATTGAATACTTTAACTTATAAACGAGAATCATTAAAGTCTGCAATCCTAACCGCTTGTCGCGGTCTCGATATTCCAGTGGACGAAGCTCAGCCCTTATCAGCGATGGTGCCGATGTCGCGGGGACATGTGTATACTCTTGAAGAATGCGAAAGCGGCAATGAAGAACAAGGGTATGAGCCGTCTCCTGAGTTAATTAGGGCTCTTAAGTCTTATCCAAATCTTTACGAAACTGTATGTAAAATAGAAGGATTAATCTCCGGCGCTGGAGTTCATGCTTCTGCTTGTTACGTATTTTCTAACGGATATCTTGAGCATTTGGGATTAATGCGAGCTCCAAATGGCACTCGTATCACTTGCTACGATTATCGTGCCGCAGACCAGGTCGGCTCATTAAAATTTGACTGCTTATATACTGAAGCCCAGAGTAAACTAATGAAATGTATGGATTTGTTGCTCAAGGCGGGAGAAATCCAATGGCAAGGTTCTTTGAGAGCCACTTATAATAAATATCTTCACCCAGACGTTTTGGATTATACAAACCCAAAGATGTGGGATGATATGCACAATGGGCGTATACCAGATCTCTTTCAGTTCGTTACAACGGTAGGTGCCGTGTGTATTAAACGTACTCGCCCAACATCTGTGGCTCAACTTGGTGCAGCAAACGCGGTGATGCGTCTTATGGGTGAAGAAGGGCAAGAAAGTCCCATAGATCGGTATGTTCGCTTCCGTAATGATATTAACGAATGGTATAAAGAGATGGACGAAGCTGGTCTCACCCACGAAGAACAAAACATTCTTAAAAAATATTTAGGAGACAAGTTTGGTTGCTCAGTCGAACAAGAAGATATGATGCTTCTTACAATGGACCCTAACATAGCTGGTTTTTCTCTCAAAGAGGGAAACAAATTGCGAAAAGCTGTTGCAAAAAAGAAAGCAAAAGATATTGAGGCAATGAAAAAGCGATTTTTCGAAGCTGCAGATGACCACAAGGAGGAAGACAATGGCTAGACGAGAATTTCTTGAATACGTATGGAATAAAATGGTCCGTCCTCAGGTTGGGTATAGTTTTTCAATTCCTCACGACATTGCCTACAGTATCGAAGCGGTGCAAGAGGCGAATCTTGCCACACGTTACAATCCCCTCTTTTGGGCATGTGCTTGCTTGTGTGTGAATGCGGGTTCTTCCGCAACCGACTTTGAAGACAACAGTGATGAAGATTATGGTGACGAGGAAGATAGCTCACCGCTCTGGGAAACCGAAGCTGACGACGACACTCTCGATGTCGACGAGATTAAAAAAACTAAATCCGCACCCATTAACTATCCTAAGATTGCCAAGGCTATTAGTGATGCGCAACAAAGTGGTGTGCAAATTATGTTACCCGACATTAATTTGGCACAACTTGATTTCTTCCCCGACATTAAGCACAACGCTATTGTTTATAGTTTGTCGGCTGTGACCAACATTAACCAAGAGTGGGCTAAGGCCATCATTGCTGGCCGTCCTTACTCCTCGCTTGAGGATTTTATGAGCCATCTGACACTCACGCCGGTTCAAATGATTTCATTGATTAAAGCAGGTTCTTTTGATGCCATTGAGAACCGTCCGCGTCAGGCAATCATGCGCTCATATCTCGAAGCGTATGCTCGTACCAAAGTAACCTTTAAAGAAAAGGTAACCGCCGTCCATTTGGGTAAAGCTGTTGAGTTTGGTATTGTCCCTGACGATTATAAATCTCACGTTCGCATGTTTAACTATAAAAAGTGGATTGATAAAAACGAGAAACAGGCGGACAAGAAAATCTACGTCATCGTCGATCCTGACAGTGTTCAATTCTTTGAGCGTTACCTCAAAAATAAAATGGTGTTGGGCAAAGATTACGATACCGTTCCGGCGGGATATACATTCAAAACCTCAACTTTTGAGAAAAAATACAAAGAGATTATGGCACCCGTTATGGAGTGGTTTAGCTCCAACGAAGGCCGTCAAGCTTTATATCGTGCGGAATGTGAAGATGTGGTTAAGTCAATGTGGGATAAATATTGCCAAGGAAGTCTGAGCACGTGGGAAATGTCATCAATGAGTTTCTATTACAGCGGCCACGAATTGGCGAATATGAAATCGCTCGCATATAATCTACGTTCTTTTAAAGACCTCCCCGAAGAACTCAAACCTCTTAGGATGAAAACGCTTAAAAGCGGTAAAGAAACTCCCGTATACGATGTGGTTGGTATTGCTGGCACTGTGGTCGGCGCTAATAATAATAAACATATTGTGACCTTACTCACCCCAACAGGCGTGGTAGATGTCAAGTTTTATGCCGAGGCTTATATTCATTATAACAAGAATATTAGTACGGTGGACACCAATGGCAAGAAAACAATGATTGAAAAATCTTGGTTTACACGCGGTAATAAATTGCTTATATATGGCGTACGCCAAGAAAATATGTTTTTACCAAAGACCGATTATGATAAGGGTATCCGTCATTCGGTTAATTTAATTGAATCATGCTCGAGCGAATATCCCAAACTAAAATTCGAGCGTGAAAAAACAAAGAATTCGTCACAATAAGTTGACAACAGGAGCTTTTTGTGTTAATATGAATTCAAATTGCAAGCAGAGGTAGTAATGGACGCAAATTACGCATTGGCCGCATCGTCGGCTTTTGAAGATAAAGTTAGATTAAAAGTACGAGTTGAAAGGATTATTTATCCAAAAAATGGTCAAACTTCCGGTAGTTGGACCATTGCTGCTTTTCGTATTGAGGAAGTGCTGGAGGGAGAGGTTCCCGAATGCTTTCAGTGGTCTTTGCGTTTTACTGCCAAGGGTTCGATGCCTGCGTTAAATGCACGTGACACTTACACAATGGTTGCTCATCTTGTCGAAGACGCCAAATACGGGCTGCAATACGAAGTCGATCTGATGTGTCTTGATTACGACTTGACCGATAAAGATGACCAACTTAAATTTTTCTCTTTCTTTTTAACTCCAACACAAACTGCGGCGTTATATGAGAATTGCGATAATCCATTGGTGCTGTTACAAAACCACGACACGAAAGCCTTAATGAAAATAAAAGGTATTGGTCCGGTGACAGCGCAACGTATGATTAACAAGTACGAGGACAGTAAAGACTTAAGTCTCGCATTTGTTCGGTTTTATGATCTAGGGTTAACGAAGGGTGCGATTGAGAAATTGGTGCACTTTTATGGTTCTCCTGAGGCGGCGGTCGAAGTTATCGAAAAGAATCCGTATTTGTTAATTATTCAAGTGCCTGGTTACGGATGGGCTAAGGCAGACGCTATAGCGATGTCACAAGGACTTGCTCACGACTCTGATGAACGTATGGGCGCCTATCTAGTACATTATCTCAGAGAACAAGCAGAGATGAACGGCAACTCTTGGGTAAGCGTCGAAGACTTGTGCGTGGTTATTGACCAGGTGTGCGACCCACACAACGATGAGCGAATTTATGAACTTATTCGTCGTAATATTAAAAATCACGTTTTGTATTATGATAAAGAAACCGAACGTGTTGGTTTAATGGAATACCGTGAACTTGAACAACAAATCGCCAATGAGATACTTCGTATTCAACGCGGCGCAGCTCATATTGAGATTAATCCAGAACGGGCTGAAACAATAATTCGTAGCGTGGAACTAGAACAAGGCTTCGAATATACTGAGGAACAGCGAACCGCGATTTGGAACACTTTGAACAATCAGTTCAGTATTTTGACGGGTGGGGCCGGATGTGTTGACTGTGATACTGAGTTTTTCAATGGTGAGAGATGGAAACGTATTGCTGATTATCAACCAGGTGACAAGGTTTTACAATACAACCCCGAAACCGGTAGTGGTGAACTAGTCGTACCAGAAAGATATATAAAACAACCTTGTTCGCATCTCAATTTGGTGCATACGAAATATGGGATTGATTTTTGCGTGAGTGATAATCATGTGATGTACTATATTTCGCTCAAAAATAAAATTTATAAAAACCAATTCGCTAACGTAAAAGAAATCCACTCGCGGCTTGTTGGTGGATTTGAAGGTCGGTTTTTTACGACTTTCTCATACGGGGGGAGGGGCATATCTTTGACTGATGAAGAAATAGAACTCATGTGCGCTGTAATTTGCGATGGGCATTTTGCTTCTTCATCTAACAGATGTAGATGTAATCTGAAAAGAAAAGACAAACAAGAGCGTTTGCAAGACATTTTACATCGGGCAAACATTCCATTCAGCGAACATTGTTGGAATAAGGTAGATACGGCATATAGAAACTATATGTTTAATGCGCCTATTCGAACTAAAGAGTTTACCAAAGATTGGTACAACTGCACACAGCATCAACTACAAGTGATAGTGGACAACATTCTTTATTGGGATGGTTCTGTCCGAAACGGTCGTAAATCTTTTTCGACGACGGTAAAAGAAAATGCTGATTTTGTACAATTTGCTTTCAGTGCTTGTGGTTATCGTGCTACAATAGCTACTCATGACCGTCGCGGACAAAGTCGCGGCAAGTATGTGCGGAAATCTCTTGAATATACTGTTACCATAACAGACAGGACGTTGGTAAGTATGGGCGGCACGCATCCTGGGCACAAAATTCCTATCCAAGACTATACTCCTATCGATGGATACGAATATTGTTTTACTGTACCTAGCTCTTTGTGGATCCAAAGACGCAACGATCGTATTATGGTGACGGGAAATTGTGGCAAGACTTCGGCCGTAAACGGCATCGCTCACGTCCTCGAAGCTCATAATTTCTGCGTTGCGCAAGTGTCTTTATCAGGTCGTGCTGCCTCTAAATTGACTGAAATAACTCATATTGAAGGGAAGACGATCCATCGTCTGCTTAAGTATGATCCAGAGTCGGGTAAATTCTTCCACAATAAAGAGAATCCATTACCATATGACATTATTATCGGCGACGAAGTATCAATGTGGGGTGGGGAAATTACCCTTTCTTTGTTACAAGCAATCCCCACCGGCGCCAAAGTGTTATTTATTGGTGATACCAAACAGCTTGAAGCAATTGGGTTAGCCAGTGTTCTTACTGACACAATTAAATCACACACGATGCCAACTGTCCAGTTAACAAAAATACAACGACAACAGGCAGATAGCGGCATTATCACACAATCACTTAAGGTTGCATGTGGAGAACAAATTGTGGGGCCGAAAACCAGTGGTGTTGAATATCGTGGAGTTCGTAAAGATTTTAAACTCGTTACTTATATTGATAGTGCCTTGACACAATCAAAAATTATTGACGAGTTTAAGGAACTTTATATTAACCAACACGTTCCAGCAAATGACATCCAGGTGTTAGTTCCGATGCGTAGTCGAGGCGAGGCCAGCTGTAGAGCGTTAAACCTAGCCATTCAAGAGATTGTCAACGGTACGCCCAGTGTGGATGAAATAACAGTACCATATACCGACGGGAACTATAAATACAGTTATACGTACCGTCCTAATGATCGAATCATCATTATGAAAAACAACTACAAGACCATCAATATAGAAGGCAACAAAGAACCTATCTATAATGGGAATGTAGGTTATATTAAACAAATCGGACCTGATTTTATGATTGTCAATTTGACAGAGCAAGGTGATATTATTTTGGGAGCAGAGGATTATAACAACCTTTCTTTAGGATATGCTATCACCGTGCATAAAAAACAGGGCGACTCATCCCCGTATGTAATCGGAGCTATCGACAGCTCGTCATACGCCCTAATGTCCAAAGAATTGCTGTACACAATGATTACTCGAGCTCGTAAATATTGCGTTTTGATTGGACAGAAGAAAATTTTACAACAGGCAGTTAGAATTAGTCGTGTGAAAACAAAACAAACCTGGCTGTGCGAGCTTTTACAAGAAGCGACAAAATCAAAGGAGTCTTTAGATGAATAAAAAGTGTGAAGAGTTTACAAATCTTGATGAACTTACAGTTGAATTGGGGAAACTTGGGCAAGTTAGTCCCCTTCCTAGTTTGAATGAATACGAAACCTATCTCGATCTCAACGAACGTATTATTTATATCGATTTCGATATCGACGACACTCTTATTGAGTACTCTCGTCGAATCATTCGTTGGAATCGCCAAGATAAGGATATACCCATCGAAGAACGCAAACCCATTAAAGTTTTAGTAAATTCTTATGGTGGGAGTCTGGACGCTTGCTTGCACTTCATTGACACTCTGTTGCTGAGTAAGACTCCGGTGTACACTTACAACGTAGGTGTAGCAATGTCGGCTGGGTTCTATATCATGCTCGCTGGTAGCCAGCGTTTTGCGTATCCCAACGCTCAGTTCTTAATCCATAGTGGTTCTGGCGGTGCTGCGGGAACCTATGAACAAAGCAAAAGCCAAATGGAACACTATACGCGGTGTGTAGAATTACTGAAAAAATATGTCCTTGATAGAACTACTATTCCAGAAAAGACATATAATAAAAAAAGAAGCACAGAGTGGTTTATTTGGGCAAAAGATGCTATAGAGTTAGGTATCATCCACGGACTGGTTTCGTCGTTGGATGAAATTTAAAAAAGTTTTTTGTCATTATGTGTTGACAATTTTCCAAAAGTGTGCTAATATCAGTGTATAAACAACAAGAGAGGTATAC